GCGATTCGAGTCTGGCGACGGCCAACGCCAACCCCGTGGTGCTCAATTCGCGTGGGGAGCCTGCTACAGCGATTTTCCTGCAAAACCTGCCCTATAAGGTCGTTCTCAAGGCGGTCGCCGCCGACGACACGGAAACCGAGGTATGGACGGCCGACCCGGTCTATTCGAGCGACTATTCGGCCCAGGCCAGGTTTTTGTCGGGGGACGGCTCCCCCAGCGGCACCGTGGCAGGCACCGCCGGTTCGGCCGGCGTGCCGGCCGACGTCTATTGGGATTATACGAATCAAATCCTCTATGTCTGCACCGCAACCGGGACCGTCCTGACGGCGGAGTGGACGGCGGTCAACGCCTCTTCGGCCGCATCCGTCATTCCGCCGCCGCAGGGCTATCTCACACTGGTCACCGGCACGCCGGTCATTGTCAGCGATCAGGCCAGCAAGGCGACCGTCTATTATACCCCGGACGTCGGCGATCTCATCCCGATCCATAACGGCTCGGCCTTTGTCCCATTGCAATTCACCGAGCTGAGTCTGAGTCTGGTCGCATCGCACGCCGGCAGCGCGATCTATGACGTGTTCGTGTTCAACAATTCCGGGGTGCTGACGCTGGTGACGGGGCCGGCGTGGTCGACGCCGACCGCTGGCTCGGGTGCGCGCGGCACGGGCTCGGGCACCACGCAATTGACCCGGCTGAACGGTCTTTACATCAACACGGTGCAGATCACCGGGCGTAACGGATCGACGACATACACCATCGCCGCGCAACGCGCGACTTACGTTGGCTCGCTCTTGATCGATTCCGGCGGCGGGACGGTCACCTGCCACACCTCGGTCGGCCAAACGCGCAAATGGGGTGTGTGGAACGCCTACAACAAGCGTCCTGTCATTTTGACCCTGACGGACGCCACGGCGTCGTGGAATTACAACACGGCGACGATCCGTCAGTCGCGCGGCAGCGCCAACAACACGGTCGCGGCTTTCTGTGGGCTTGCCGAAGAGCGCGTCAAGGCAAGATTTAACCAAACATGCAAAATCTCTCAGGATAACGGCGTTTCTTTTCAGACGAGCGCCGGCTTGTTGATCGGCATCGGGCTCAATTCCACGACCGCGTTTTCCGGAAAAACAGGTGAATATGCGAGGAGTGGTTCGAACTTTGGATCACTTGTTTTGTCGTCGTCGTCCGACATAGTGGCCGAATATGTGGCCGCGCCTTCATTGGGATTGAATAACTTCAACGCCCTCGAAAACACCCCTACCACGTCGACGTCGACCGCGATGACGTTCTTCGGCGGCGCGTCCATGCGCTTTGTCGTCGAGTATTTCGGCTAAGTGAACATCGGGAAAAACTGAAATGCCAGAACCCGCATCCATGGTATGGGAGACAACGACCGACACGGCGTCGCCCTATACGCTGACAGCGGTTGCCAAATCATTCAATACCGCCTTCGGCACGGGCGGCACCGATTTATTCGATGCGCATTTTATCAACCAGGATGCGCCCGGGGAGTATATGCATGCGACGTGTCACCTGAGCGCTGCGGCGGTGCTTGTCGTTGACACCGTGATCGAGGGATCGAACGGCACCAGCGAGGTGGCGTGGTCCCCCGGCACGATTGATGTGACGAACGATGTGCCGGCCAGCAAGCAAGTTACAACGGAGGGCAACAAAACCCTGACCGGCGGCTTTGCGGCAACCACGCACGACGCTGGCACCAAATCAAGTGGGACGTTTACCCCGGATGAAGCTGATGGCAATTTGCAAAAGGCGGTCAATGGCGGCGCGCATACGCTCGCCCCGCCGACGAACGATTGCAGCATTGTCATTCAGTACACGAACAACGCCAGCGCGGGCGCAATCACCACGTCAGGCTTTACGAGGGTGGCGGGTGACACCATCACCACAACGGATGGGCACGACTTTCTTTTTTACATCACAAAAATAAATGGATTTTCGTTGCTTACGGTGGTGAAGTTGCAATGACATTTCCATTCCCATTTGTTCATCCCATACGGCGGATTGGTTCGCAGGCGCTTATCAGTCAGGGCGCGGGGACCGCGTTTGCGAACGATGTCGGAACGACGGTGTCGGCTGCCTTCGATGGCAATAACGATCAAGCGCGCGCTGCTTCGGCTATATGTGAGGCCGACACAACGCCATTCTTCCTCGGTAAAGACTACGGCGCCGGCAACGCGAAGATCATCACGGGCGTCAAGGCGTGGGGCTCGAACGATCAAGGTTTCTATCAGAACAATAATCCCACTGTCCCGCTCATTGTGCGAGCAAGCAACACGGCGGCTCCGACCAACACCACCGAGGCGTCTGGCGACGGCACACAACTCGCCTCGATCAACGGCGGCACCGATGCCAACAGCCTTTTGATATCGAAGCTCGATATCGTCAACGCATCCGCCTATCGGTATGTGTGGATTTACCTCGCGGCCGGCGCGTCAAACGGCATGCAAGTGGCAGAATTGGAATTCTACGAAACTCCGCTAACCTTTTGATGGATGACCGGCGATGATAGATGACGCTTATAGTTTGGTGGAAATAACAGGCGACACAACGCCTGTCGAAATCGAGCGGATTGACTTGCCGTCGCGCATTACCTTGCCGACAGGCGGCACCGTTGATTTTGACAAAGCGGGGCTCACCACGGACTCCGCCGCCGAACGTGTATTCAAGGTGCTGCCGCGCAAGCTGGATGGCGATCCACCGACGCCGTTGCATAGGCAGGCTGGAGAGCCGGTAGCAACATATGATTCGGAAAACGATTGGATGGTCGCCACGCGACAATTCGAGTTGCCGGACAACGCCACGCTTGCGCAGATGGCCAAGGAAAAATCACAATCTCTCATCTGGGAAAAAATAGTCGAGAAGAACAACGGCGATTGGACCACCTACAAGACCGCCGTTACAACGCGGCTCGCTCAAATGAAGGCGGCTTTTCTAGACGGCGGACATTCGATTGATCTTGATGCTGGAACGATTGACGGCAATGGCGGCTGGCCTGTCTAGCGCCGATCGGCTGGCGCAAAAACAAGTTCCGTCACCAGTAACCGGCTATCGCGCGGTAGCAATTCGCCTGAGGCATGTAGATATCGCGCGGCCTGCCCGAGGTGCTGATAGACCATGCACCCGACAACGGCGCCGGCCATATATCGGATGCGGTCGGGCATGGGAAGCGGCTTGATATGCTCGGCAACCCAAGCCGGTGTTCTGAAATAGAGACCATCGGCAACAACAACTCTGTCCGCCGATGCCGACACATCAAGCCCGCCCGTGTCGCATTGCGGATATCGAAGCACATGCACAAGGTCGATTAACTCAAACCCTTGCGCGCGGGTATAGGAGTCCACGTCTGCGAAAAGCGGCTGCCCTTCATAAAGGGGTGTGAACAGCATTTCGATTCGCATTCCGGCTGCCATGCTGGCGACCGTGCGTGGACCTCCCTTGAGAATGTCCAGTTCGGTCCCTTGCGTATCCAGTTTTATAAAATCGACGAACTTCAAACCGTTGTCGCGCACTATATTGTCAAGTGTGGTTGTTTTGACTGTGGTGCTCTGGACCCAATCGAGCCGGTCTGTAAATCCCAGGTTCCGCCACGCCGCACCATCGGGCAAGAGAAATGACGACATTGATCCGTTGAGATAAAAGCCGCGCTCGCCGGCCGTCCGATCTAGCGCAGCCTCGATCAAGATCGTCTCAAATTCAGCGTCAAGATAGCGCGGGCCGAACTTGTCAGCGCGCGGCTCAATCGCGGCCACCTTCAAAAGCGGCCCCGCCGGCAGCCACTCTTTTTCGAGCCCGCCGGTAGCACCGCCGTCGATTAAAAGAAACCTGTCGCCGGCAAACAAGTCGGCCCATCGCGGGTCTGCAAATCGCTCGGCAAGGGTGGATTGATAATGTACCTGACGTTCGCGCCGCTGCGCGCGCACTTGTTTTCTGTCGCTCTTGTCTCCCTTGGCGGTGATGCTCTTTTCAATAAGCACACTTAATTCAGGTTCGCTCAATACTTTCTGTAGGCCGGGGATGACGGTCGTCATGGCTAAACTCACATACGTGCAGCCGAGAACCTTAGCACGCCTTGAGTGAACCCGCTACTGACTATGTTCCTAAATCAGAACCAATCTTGGAGCCATCATGGCAACGTGGACCTACGAATCCGCGCTCACGCGGCTGCTTTCGCACGAGGGCGGCTATTCCAATCACCCCTCCGATCCCGGCGGGCCGACCAATTTCGGCATCACCATCCATGTCTACCGGCAGTTCGTAAATCCGAATGCGACGGCTGCCGACGTCAAGGCCATGAAAGTCAGTGAGGCCAAGCGCATCTACCGCGCCAAGTATTGGGACGCGCAAGCTTGCGACGAGTTGCCGGCTGGCGTCGATTACGCCGTGTTCGACTACGGCGTGAATTCCGGCATCGGGCGCTCAAAGAAGGTGTTGCAACGGGTCGTCGGCGTTAAAGCCGATGGCGCGCTAGGACCTCAGACCATGCGCGCGGTCGAAGCCAAAAAGCCTACGGATATCATCAACGGCATTTGCGATGAGCGTATCGCCTTCCTCAAGCGGCTCAAGACATGGCCGGTGTTCGGCAAGGGCTGGGGGCGGCGGGTTTCCGAATGCCGGTCGATCTCGCTGGCGATGGCGGAAAAGCCGCAGGCCATCCCGGAAGCGAGCAAGAACGTAAGCACAGGCAAGGCCCAAAAGGATGCCATACCGGCAACCACCAACGGCGGCGCGTCCGGCGCGGCGGCTCTTGTTGCCGGCGGCGCCACCTACCAAGCCGGGCTGCCGTGGTGGGGCATCGCGTTGATTGTCGTGGCCGTCGCCGTCGTGGCCTTTGTCGCCTTTCACAAGATCAGCAAGAGGGATTGATTGATCTCTATGAATGACTACCCATTCACCACGGACGGATGTTCGGGTGGGATGACATGGGCGTGGCGTCAAGTTTTCCGACGCGATCCGCCTTGGAACGATCTCTGTGTCGAACATGACCGCGCCTATTGGGCCGGCGGTTCAGCGAATGATCGTCGCCGTGCAGATCGAAAACTGATGGCCGGCGTCGTCGAAAACGGCCATCCGATCTTCGCATTTCTGATGTGGTGCGCGGTTCGCATCGGCGGTTACCCGCTGAGCCCCACATCCTGGCGATGGGGTTATGGATTCCGCTGGCCGCGTGGTTACACCGAATAAAAGAGGAGAAAGCACCACCATGAGCATCGTGCATCTTGTCATTTCGCTGATCGCGGCGGCGGCCGTTCTCTACTACGGCTATCTGTTCTATGCGAGCTATCGCGAGATTGCGGCGGAACCCGGCGAGTGGAAACCGTGGGAACGGCTATGGGCGGCCGGCTCCGGCTCGGCAACGAAGCTCTGGGCGCGCGTCGTCGGCATCGTCGGATCGGTCATTGCCGCCATCATCGGTCTTGCGCCCATGTTGGGAGCGCCGGAAGTGGCCGAATTCATCAGGGCCAACTTCGATCCGCAGACCGTAACCGTTGTCATGATTGGGGTCATGATCGTGACCGAATTCGCCCGCAACCGGAGCGCCTGAGATGTTGGCAGCCCTTTTCGCCCCGGCCGTGATCGGCGCGATCTTCAAGGAAGGCGCGGGCCTGTTCGAGCGTTACCAGCAGAAGCAGATCACGCTTGCCGAACTGGCCAACCAGTTGTCCGTCATCGCCATGCAGGAAGCAACCAAGGTCGAACAGGCCAATGCCGAGATGGTGGCCAAGACCTACGCGGCGTTTTCGGAGGTTTTGAAGTTCTCGCCGCTCGTGCGCGTTGTCTATGCCGTGGTGACACTGTCGCAGGCGTTCGTTCTGTTCTGGTATCAATGGGCCGTGCCGTTCATCGTCTGGAAATACGGCGGCAGCTTTCCGCCGGCTAGCGATGTACTGCTTGAGTGGTGCTATGGATTGCTCGTCTTGCTGGTCGGCGGCGGTGCCGTGGCGATCAGGCGGCCTAAACAGCCACCCCCTCCGAAAAGTTAAAGCACGGGCATCGCAAGAGGCCGCGCGGATGGTAAACGAAGCAATCTGGATTGCTATGATCGCCGCCGTTGGCGGTGTGGTGACTGGCGCGCTCTCGCCGTGGCTTCTGCTGTGGCAGGCAAACCGGAACAAACTGGCGGAGCGGCTCCAGGACCAGGCGGAACGGGCGGAGGTAGCCCGGCAAGCGCGCGAGGCGGCGAAGTTGCTGCTTGAAGCAAACAAAAAAGTTGCAGACACAGCAGAGCGGGCAAATGAGAAGCTCGACGAAATACACACGCTCGTGAACAGCAACATGACGGCGGCGATACAGTCGGAATTTGATGCTACGACGCGCGAACTGGCGATGATGCTTGAAGTGATCGAATTAAAGCGAGCGACGGGAAAGGAACCAAGTGTAGAAACGCTGGCGGCGGTCGAGGCCACGAGGGCAAAAATTGCTGAACTGCAATCGACGCTAATCGAGCGCGGCACTCTTCACACGGAAATACAAGGCACCTAACTGGAGATCAACCATGTCGCTAGGACTCATCCTCGTCATTCTTCTGATTGTCGTTTTGCTCGGCGGCTTCGGCACGGGCGGATTTGGTTACGGTCACGGACTCAATGGTGGCCTTGGCCTTGTGCTGGTCATCGTCGTGATCTTGGTGCTGCTCGGTAGACTGTAGGGAACAATCGTAACCTTGAATGACAACACGCTTGTTCGGTTAAGACACACAATCCCTGAAACCCACTACATCTAGGAGGACACGAAAATGCGAAAAATTACCGACCACATCGCCAACCCGACAAACGACCGAATTGAAATCAGCGTCATGGATGAACCAGGCGCGGGCGGCGCGCACCATCATTATGCAGTGGACGTAGATGGCACTGAGAACGGTCTGGATGTGCGTTTCCAAAACGGCCCGATTGCAGAGGCCGGTGTCAACGGCGTCACGCAAGAGGTTCTGCTGGCGATTGTGATAGATCGCCTGCGCTGTTTCCAGGCCGGGCCGTTTGCTTGCCCGGAGAACGCCGCCGCGCTCACACATTCCATCGAGGCATTGGATGCGCTGAAATTGCGCACCAAGGCGCGCATGGCTCGTGGTGTTGAAGGCACACACAAGCTGTAGGGCTGTGCGTGTCTTAACCACACAAGCATGAATGACAATAGAGGGTAGCGGCCATGACGATGCATAGAGGTTCAATGTCAGAGAACGAGAAGGCGATTTTTACGTGCCTTCTGTTCCCGATATTTTGGCCGCTTCTCCCCGTCTTATTCATTTGCATTATCTGCGAGTCAGTTCGTCGAAAGCTCAACGGCCCTCTATGGCGGTTTTCTTGCTGGCGGCGCGGCACGTGCCCCGAGTGCAACTGGCTTAAAGCCAAATGTGTATGCGCCGAATTATCGTGTTTTGACTGTAAGGGTAGGCTGAAAACAAAAGTAAATCGTTGAAACACGCACCCCGACCGGACGGTTACAGCGCCCGGCCGAGGCAGGACGAAGGACCCGAGGGCCTAACGCCCTCACCACCATGAGGTAAGCATGATGGCGGCACCATATTCTAACCATAGTTCCGTCTGGCGTGTGTTCACAATTGAACACATATCTTCGGTAGTAGAGTATGGTGCGGTGCCGGCAGGGGGGCTGTCATGACCCCGCCCGGCGACGGCATTTTCGATCCGCAGCGCGCCCTCGATCTTGTGGCCGCTTTCGCCGGTTCGATTCTGGCCTTGTTTGGACATCCGAAGGTCGGGCGCTGGCAGGCGCTCGGCATTGTAACGACGGGGCTGATCGCTGCTTATTTCGGCACGGAATATCTGGTCGGTTTTCTGCCGGCCGGCAACGGCGTTCGCGGCGTTGCCGGGTGCCTGTTTGGGATGTTCACCTTCGCCGGAATAGGACGCGCCATCAGATTTGTGCGGGAAGGAAAACTGCCCGTCCTCGGCAGGGAGGGGCGCGATGACAATAAGTGATCTCGTCGCCCCCATGCTGCCGCAGCTTCAAGTCTACCACGCCACCGTGTCGTTTATGGCGGCGGCCGGCGCGGTCATGATGATGCAAGTGGTCGGTGCCGAACTGACCGCCCTGCGCCATACGCAGCGTTTCCAACGCGTCGTCCTCGGGCTCATGGCAATCGCGTTGTTCTGTTCCGGCCTGCGCATGCCGGAGATGGGTGCGTATAATCCGCTGGTGCTGCTCAGCGCGGCGGCCGTCAACACCGGCATTTGTCTGGTGCTGCTGCCGCCTGCGGTGATGGGTTATTCGGAGGAGCGGCCATGACGCGATGGCCGCTCTATATCGTGCTGGTGATCATCGGGCTTGCGTTGGCGGTCTGGATCGCGGCGGGTGGTGCGCAGGCCAAGTGGAAGCCTGAATACGCCAAGTCCGATCCGAAAATTCAGGCTTGGTACAAATCACAGCGCAATGCGCAAGGGCAATGGTGCTGTGACGAAAGCGACGGGCATCGCTACGATGGCGGCTACACCCTCAACGGCGACGGATCGGTCACGCTGCACCTGAAAGAAGGCGACCACACGTTGCCGGCCTACATGGTGCTGACAAAGCCCAATCCGAACGGTCATGCCGTGTGGTTCTATCTCGAAACTGGAGGTAACCGCACCGACTTTTGCTTTGCGCCGGGGACGTTGACTTAGGTTGATGTTAATCTCTTGTGAATGCCGTAAAGCGCCGCCCCCGTTGCTGGGGCATGCGGGCATAACCGAATTTGAGATGTGTCGGGCAATCCAATCTTGCCACCCTCCTATTCTTTCCGCGCTACACGGCGCAGCGCCTCGTAATAGTCCGGTGCGCACTCTGCGATGCGCCCCTCATACATACGCTTGACCGCCTTCGCCATCTTATCAATGTCTTCTGTTTCAAAACTAAAATGAGAAAGAGCGTTTGTCATGGCAGAGCGCACATCATTCAGATCAGGCAGTTTACCGAGCGCGCGCTTACGTCCCATGATCGCTCCTACTATGTTGATTGCCCATGACCGGGGGCCGCGCGGGTCGGCAACTTGCTTACCCATACGGCCCAGCTTGCAGGCTTTGCTAGATGATGAACGAACAAGTTCTCATCCCCCGAGAGTGCGCGGCGCATCCCGACAGGGTGATCCGAAATGCGTACTTTCAAAGGGCGCCATCCACCATCAAGATCAATGTAGACGTAAGTTGATCGGCCATGTTTTGCTACCGAACGCTGCACTCGAATGTTAGCGCAAGGCACGGCTTCCTTCACCGAGGTCACAAACAACTTAACCGTCTTATCTATCGCTCGCATGGTGGTCATCGCTTATGAATATTCGTCGGTTAAATTTGTATCTTGTCTTCTGTTAGGCCGCGTTGCGTCCGGCAAACCATGGCACCGGCCAGTCGACCAGCGGCGTGTCGTAGCCCAGCATCAGCGGGTGTCTCGGATGGCCGTCATCGCACGTGCCGAGGCAGCGCAGCGGGGTTGTGCGCCGCTCGCCGCTCTCCGGGTGGCGGCCATCGAAGATCCGCACCACCTCTTTCCATCGGCCGCGCAAGATCTCGGGCAGCTTGTTCGCCGCGCCCCATGCGACGACGATTTCGTCGCTCCACATGATGTCCGCGAGGTGGCAGTCGTTGTCCGGCCCCACCGGATCGGCGCAGCGCCGCAGCGCGTTGACGTCGGTCGCGCGGAACGCGAACAGGTTGCCCACCACGATCTCGCCGCAGCCGTGTTTGCGGGCGAAGCCCATGCACTTGCGGATGGTCGGATCGTCCTGCTCGGCGTCTGCCGTGGATGGGTTGACCATTACAAAGGCCATCGTCGGGCCGATCTGGCCCAAGTCTCGCTCAAGGCGATAGCGATAAAGCCCGCATGACGAAATGACGGCGCTCACGGTTGCTCCTTATTCGGCACATGCTGCGTGAACGAGCCGGAGTAAATCCGGGTTACCTGGCCCCGCGTCACAGGTTTGGAGATTAATAGGCTCGCCTTTTTGCATCGGCTGGTCGCAAATTGGACAACAGGGGATATCACCTGGATCAACGCCATAGACGCCATGATCGACGCAAGAAATTAAATCGCGATGGATCAGCATGTCAGTCTCCTATTATATTCTCTGCTCATCAACATCATGCGATGGCATCGCGGGCGATGCCGACGATGGCCTCGTAGCCGCCTTCCCAATCCGCCAACTCTCGCTCTTCTTCATCCATTTCGACACTCAGTTTTTGTCTTGCAATTTGGCATAGCGCGTCTTGATACTTGCCGCGTCTCTCGGCCTCGGCCAGTAGCATGTCGTACCAAGTGCGACCATCTGGCGCGTAGATTGGATCGCGATTTTCACCATCTGCTGCGCGCATCTTGGCGGCATTCGGTAGCAAACTCACCTCCAATTTCATTTTATTTTGTTGAGGCAGATCAAAGCTTTATTAAAGCTCAACCTATAGAGTAAAGAAGCTCTTGTTTATGCTGCGATGCAGCATATATTAGGTGTTGTGGCGAAATGGACGTGATCGCCTGTTGGAACCTCATCAAAATCGCTTGTCTGGCCTGAACTCGGCGAATACGCTTTGCGTTGCTGTACGCTGAGCCAGGTTAACGAGCTTGGTGACGGCAAGGGAGGACTCGCTTTGCTGCGCCCTCGTTGTGACTGTAGGCGCGTGACCATGCGCGCGGTTGTGCACGCCGCGAGCGCGTTGGTCGAGTCCATTGAACACATAAACGTTTGCGGGGGAGATACTCTACATCGCATGAGCGGTGGCGGGTCGGTTTTGGATTCCTGATTTGGGAGCCGGACATGAGCGACGTTTTGACAGAGCTACCTAAGTCAACCGAGGTGCAGTCTGAACGCACGCCGGCGCGCCAGCCCTCCACTCCACCGGTGGAAACGGATGATTTTGCAAAGCTCGTGGAAAGATGCAGAACCCATAAACTAGCAGATATCATCGAAAATACTTCTGTTCAGCACGCAACTATCTTGATGCGCGGTTTGCTCAAGCATGCCGCAGCAGAAAAAACCAATGTGCAAATAGTTTCTGGAAAACTTTTTCCAGGAGTATTTGAATTATTGGTGCCTACTCTACAGGACGCTTTGGATAACGGGTGCAAAGTAGAAGTAGTTACTCTTTGTCCAGAGGAGGACTTGGAGGGTAACGAGTTTTATTCCACGCTTATGCACCATCCAAACGCCAGAGCTTATGTTGCCGGAAAGCAACAGAAAGAATATACTCATTTTTTGTTGTCTGGGAACGCCTATCGACTAGAGGTTGATGACGGAACAAAAAAAGCATACGCGTCATTTAACGACCAGGACGGTATCTTACCGGCATACCTGAGCGACATTTTTGCTCGGTGGAAGAAGTCTCTAGGGGTAGAGGGGGAAGGATGGAGCTCTCGGGCCAAACGAACGGCCTGATAATATTGGCGAGCGCTTCGCTCGCCATAACTCAATATTTCCACAATCATCTGAGCGATAGGTTTGCCGCAGCACAAGACAACATGAAAGAGGCGTTTCGCGAGCATGGCGAACTAATTCCAGAAAGTATGCGTCAGAACTACGATTCTATACGTGCGAAGAAAATCAAAACAGCTTCATTGCAGATCTGCGGATTGTTCATAATTCTAGTTCTTCTTGGAATCACTAAAGTCGTGGAGTTGCTCGACATATCGCTCCATGCCGCATCGCAGGAATGGAGCCATTTTGTAGTTTGGCTGCTCATTATTGAGACCGCGGCGTACACATTAATCCTCGTATGGATCGCCGTACGGCTTGGGTTGATTAGAAACACAGTTCTAGGTACCGAACGAGAATCTTCGGAATTTGTGAAGCAGGCCGAAATTCTCGCTGAGGCCAACAAAAAGGGGACTCCTGCAGCAAAGTAAAACTGCTATTTGGCAATACTCCAGGTGTATTCCCCCATGTTCTTGCTTCGCACTGACGAAACCATTTTCGACATCTGCATCTGACGAAGCGCCTTTCCAATCCGGCGCACTATATCAGCCATCATGCGCCTATCGCGGGCATCCTTGCCTTCGATCTTCACAAGGTTTTCTGCCAGTTTGCGCGAGGTCATTTCGCCATGTTCGCGAAGCTGATTGAGCAAGAACTGCCGAAGCTCACCGCGATAAAACAGGGTAATCCGCGGCACGCGCGGCGTAAGGTTCACGTCCCCGTCATAACCAAGACGTTCAAGCACACGATCTAGTGCCTCAATATCGTTGGACAGTACGGCAAGCCGTTCGCGCGTAACCGCGACATCTTCCATCATTTCAGCCCGTTTTTGCAAAAGGCCGTTGATGGTGTGCTGATAGGTCTCGGTACTTTGTCTCATCGCTTTTCACTCCGCTGCCAGTAGCCGCGCCATTCATTAGAAACCGGATGTTTCAAGGCCGCGTCTGCCGCCATTAGGTACAAGACGCCGTTGCTGGCGCGGCGGTTGTCTTCTCGCCACGCCATTTCGTTCGCGTAGTAGGTAAGATACGGCCCGGCGATATGGTGGTGTGTACCGATTTCCGCGCGGCGGAGCCTGCTAAAGAAGCTCTCTGCCTGATTGGTGCAGGCCTCGCCATCCGAATAGGCCTGCGAGTGATTGATGCGCTTGGTTAGGTAGCGCGCGTGCAATTCATCCCAATGCGCGGCTTCGTCGGCATGGATGATACTGCCGACTGCCACGCGGGCGTTGATGGTCGGGACCGCCTCATCTTCAGACTTGGTGACGAATGGAAGCGTGCGACCATTGCGCTCGCGCATGACGACCACAACGCGGCGCTTGCCGGTTTGATGGACGGCCAGGCGGCGGTCCTTGCGGTTCTCTTTATAGTTGGCCGGGCGAATGTGGCCGCCGGTGTACATGCCGTCGATTTCGACCTCACCGGAGGCAACGTGATCCTTTGTCTCAGCCGCTACGGCCTCCCGGAGCTTCATGGAAAGCACGTAAGCGGTCTTCCATTGGACGTTCAGGTCGCGGCTCAGCTGGAGCGCGCTATGGCCCTTTGCGCCGTTCACGAAGATCGCGATGGCTAGGAGGTAGTCGCGGATCGGAAGCTTGCGGCTGGCGAAAATGGTCCCCGACGTGACCGTGAACTGATGCGAGCAGGCCTTGCAGCGGAAAACCTTGCGGGTCTTGTAGGTGTAGTGGTCAAGACAGCCGCAGCGGGGGCAAACGGGCTCGCCCTTGGTGTCGGACCAGCGGATAAGCTTGAACGCCTCCCAAGCCTCCTCATCCGACATGCGCGCCACGGTCGCTAACGAGAGCGACCGGGCGGCTGAGGAGAGGAGGAAGTGCTGTGACATGAGACCAACGTTTTCCGTTGACCTCATTGATAATCACTGAAATCAGTGACGTCAATAGAAAACGTTGGCCTTGACGAAAAAAGTTGGCCTCGCTAGTTTCAGTGTATGACACGGGAACAATGCCGGGCTGCCCGGGCGTGGATGGAATGGTCTCAGGAAGCCCTTGCCAAGGCGTCCAATGTTGGCGTCTCGACCGTGAGGGATTTTGAGGCCGGCCGGCGGGAGCCGACCCGGAACAATCTAACGGCAATGAGAACTGCCCTGGAGGGTGCTGGCGTTCGCTTTTTCGACGATGAGAAGGCATACGGAATTGCCCGCGATAAGTCGGCGTGAAATCGCGCTGGACGAATCCTATTGATTCTGCTATGAAAATCTGGGTGGACCGGTTGGGGATCGGACCCAAGCCCGCACGGGTGGATAGCCAAGCAGGCGGCACCAGCCCCGGCCCACGGAAGCTACCAGCGATGCGAAGCACCGCTGGTAGCCCCGCGACGTGACTATATTGTCATGTACCACCTACCTTTCGATGCCGCCTTGGCAGAGGCGGACCCACACTTGGTTCGAGACAGCCGGGGCCTTGCGGCCCCGGTTTTCGTTCCGGCGTTGGTTGTAGGTTGAAAGCCCCAGCCAACGCCGAAAAGGCGTTCGGATGTCCCCAAGGGGACAAACTAAAATTGGACCTGGCGGGACTGGAGTGTTAGAAAGTCAAAGCGACTCGGCACTGATTCTGGCCTCGCCAAGGCTACCCCGGGACGCAACAGAAACAGGCTTCGCACAATCTTTTCAGCGGCACCGGCTTCGCCCCCGGTGCCGCAACATTTTGTAGCATATGAAATTCTGGGTGTCACGCGCGCACAACATGAAGCGCAAAAATCAATCACTGACCTACCTATTGTAGGTCACTTGTGCGCGACGCCGATCTGCGCGAGAATCGGTCAACAGTATTGACGCTTCTCAAGCTAAGTTGATTGCAGGTGCAATCAACTTTGAACGTTGGCTTTAACGATAAAGCCCGCTGCCCGAGCCGCCATATAGGCCGCCCCCACTACCGAGCCCGTAACCGCTGGATGGCGGACGGTCGTTATAGGTCGGTGACCGGGTGCCCATCTGCCCCGTGTAGGGGTTCACGTTTGGCTGGACCGACCAGTTGTTGTTGTAGCTACTATCCGGTGCCGAGCGATAATGCGGCGCAACATATGTGCCGTTGCTTCGGTAGTACCCGCGCACAGAGACTTGCGCCCACGCGCCGCCGACCGTGGCGAGCATGAGGGCAGCAGAAAGTAGAATCCTCAGCATGTATCCCTCCCTTTTGAGGGGCAAAGTCTCGCGCCACAACCGCCAGGAGTCGAGTCTTAATATATGCGGGCTCGACTAGGTGAGTTTGCTACCGAATGCCGCGGTCTTTTGCCCTTCCTCGCACCCCAATGGTCCGCCTAACTCATTGATTTCCCTTGTTGTCACACAATGAATCAAAACGTAGCGACTTTGCTAAGCTACTGATTTGACTACGGAATGCCTATTTTGCCGGTTGTAACGTTTTGAACGTTACGCTTGTCCTGTTCCCCACCCGTTCTGCACAGGAAATGCACAGCCGCCATCGCCATGTCGCCCTGGTCTGCCAGCCGCGAATAACGGGCCACCATTGCCTCGCTCATTCCGAACACGTTCGAGATTTGCAGATCGGTCAGGCCGCGCTTTCTGGCCCGCACAACCGCCGTGGCCCGGAGCCCATGCAGGACCAGCCCGGCCTCCGCCAGCGGCTTTAGCTCGGGGTTGCTGTCCCGCTCCCGGTTCCAATGCGTCGAAAGCAGGGGGCGGGTAAACGGCCTGCCGTCCGGCGTCAGGACGAACGGGCCAGGGCGGCGCTCCCATGAATTCAGGACGGGCTCGAACTCGGGATAGATGAACGGAACCCAAAGGCGCCGCCCCGTCTTTTGCTGTGTGACGTTGATCCCGCGCATTTGAACGCCCGTCGTCGAGTCAATCTTTTCCTCGATATCGGTCGGCCTCATCCGAACCACGTCGGACCCGCGCTGCCCCAAATTGAGGGCCAGTATCACGGCGCGGGCGAGGTCCGGGCGGGCGTGCTGCTCCGCCATGGCCACACAATCGTCAGGCCACGGCTCATGACCGCCGTCCGAACCGACCACGGTTGTCCCGGTCATGAACGGCATAGGGACTAAATCCCGCACCACGGCGTAAGCCTCCAGCGCCTTTAGGGCCGTGCGCGCTACCGACTGCTTTCCCGGCATGTCGGCCAGGGCGTCAAGAAAGCTTTGGATGATGGCAGGCCGGACCACTTGCACCGAGCATCCACCAAGACCGCCTTCCTCCTCGGCCAGCCTTAAGGCCCGCCCCCAGCTCTGGCGTGTCGATTCCGCTTTGGTGGTGTAGGCAGGCGAGGCCATGAATTGCCGGATCACGGCGGCGAACGTGCCGGGAGTGACCCTACCGATGCGCGGCTTGGCGGGTTGCATGATGCACCTTTTGGGCTAAGTCCTGTTCCGGGACTATAGCGGTATTGCCTTCCATGTAACGTTCCACTTCCGACCATTTCCACATGCGCTTGCCGCCCCGCATCTTGGCCGGCGGAAGGATTCCCTGCCTAACCCAAGCGTCCAGCGTGCGCTCGCCGATGCACACATGCGCGCACAGTGTCTCGGCGTCTTGCCATGGCGGGGGGTATGGAAGGACGGTTTTCATCGGTCTCCGCCGCTCACCCGAGCCTGACCATCACAGGGAAAAATCCGAAGCAGAACAAACCACCCCCGACAAACAGACCGCCCTCGATTGCGAGGGTTACGAGAACTCCTAGCCAGAACGGGTCCATGGTGGTGCTCCTAATTCTTTTGAGGGTTCGGGTGACCGATCTCAATCTCGCGCAATAGATCGGCACGGCATCCATCATCAAGCTATGATAGTAGCGGAGTTGCTCAGCCGTGGCATTAGGATCGCCGCCACAGGTTGCCGCCGCGAGCTTCGCCTGCGCCATGATGATGCCCTGCATGACGGCGGCGAACGGCTTGCCATCCGCGACCTCAAAAAGAGCGTTGCGAACGGCGATGACCGCCTGCTTCTCAATGCTCATGTGGGTGCCTCGTCTTTCTACAGGGACCTTTGCGAACAACCGGCCTGTCTCCATGCAGCCGCTCGCGGAACGCTTTGTTCATTTCCGCTACTGTTTCATCGACAGCCTTTTGCAACTCTGAATCAAGTGGCGTGTCCCAATCGACCTTATAATCTTCCAGATGGCACATAGCGTTCTCCCCTTATGCTAACGGCTCTTTAGCATCATAGGGTCTGGACTGACCCGTTGCCTTGGCGATGGCGGCGCGGAGTTTGTTTATGGCTTTGGCAGTCGGCTCCGCATCTTTCCATGCGGGCGTGTCCCATCGATTAATCACTGCCTGCGCAGCCGCCAGCATCTCACGCGCGGCGTCACTCACGGGCTCCGATTGCGCGCGCATTAGATCGATGGCTTCAAGGGCGGCGCGAGCGAGTGTCTCTGCCGCTCCGGCACCAAACACTACGGGCCATGCCTTGCTGCCTCTCATGGCCTTTGCCGCCAGTTCAATCTCTACATCCGTTGCCATGGTGGCGCTCCTAATTTGAGAGTCAGGCTCCAAACTTAAAATGATCGACAAGATTATCGTAGATAGCCGCGAACTCTCTTTTGAATTTTGTTTCTTGTATCCACGTGTTTTCATTTTCCTTGATAAAATGTTGTGCCCTAAGCAACCCAAGTTCGTTCGGGCTCCCGAATGGGATGAAGGGAAGGCGTTTCACGCGGTATCTGATTTTCCCCTTCTTTCGTTCAACAGCTAAATTACCGGCGGCCTCTTGATTTGAAAAGTAATGCAACCCAGCGCGGCGCGATGCGTCCGCATACTTCATTCCTTTGTCGTGAAGCCCTCCGACGATCCATCCATTTGGATGGATGCGGTGACGCAACGATGCACTATATCCACCGACGCGCTTGGTCATAATAATCTCCTCAGTTGCAAACGCCCGGCAGCCAGAACGGCACGAGCGCCGCCGCAGCGAAGATCATGGGTGCGAGAAAACCCAACAAGCTTTCGAATAGCATTAGGTTCTCCTCTTTAGCTGAACACTCTCTTGCCGTTTCTTTATGGTGATATTTCGTTAGAGAAAATTTCATGATCACTAGGTTCGTCGTATTCTCGCACTGCCCATTCGATTGCTTCCTTCCGCTCATCGTTTGTTAGGATAGCGCGAAGCTCGTTGCGTGCGCGCGTGACAAACCTTGATGGCGGCGAAAGATCACGCCACAGGCATCCATATGCTCGTTGTGCTGGTGTCACGGTCTCGACCCCTTATGCTTACGTCTCGTTATCATTAGAACCCGACACTGCGGCGGCTGCCGCCGCGCCCATCGGATGCAAGATTGTTTCCGCGCATAGCGTCGAGGCGCTCAAATACTTCGTTTTCCGACGCCTCAAAACAACGTATGGCAATGATGACTTCGCGAAGATGGGCTATGCTATAATCTTCCGTGCGTCGCACCCACCTTTCCAGCGTTAGGTCGTCGAGGCTTGGCTCTTTGGCATGAAAATATGACCTCCGCGCCGCCTCGCTCGGCATTCCGACGTACATAATCGTATCGAACCGCGACGGCCGGTCTACAAAGCGACGGTCAAGGTATTCGGGGTAATTTGTGGTTGCTATATGCACCACATTGGAAATCTGCGTCTCGCCGTCCAGCAAGGCCAGATATCCATGCTCCCCATACCGCAGCACCAGTGCATCCAAATCTTCCATGACGCATATCATCGGCCGCCCAGGCTCAATTCGGCGCGCAAGGGAAATGCAGACCGTCGCCAGCTCTGGTTCTTCGACAAAGATCACGATGCCGTTGTGCGAGCGCACTAGCTCCTGTGTCATTTGCCAAATGCCGGATGTCTTGCCACTGCCCGGCGGCCCCCAAAGCAACATCCCCCGCTTGAACGTGAATCCACGCTCCTCGAAATTTGCGCGCAGCGTCCAGAACTGTTTGAACTCGGCCAACAGCCGTTCAACAGCGCTGTCTGGCAGATCGAGTAATAGGTCAATGTCGATAGGCATCTTTTCGAGGTAGGGTCCCCGATTTGAATTGCGGCACCTATAGGCCCCGGCGGGGAGGGCCGGGACCACCTCGCTAACCGGGAAATATGCGTCGCCAGCCTGTGCCCAGCATCTGGCACTGGCTACGGTTTGCGCCCAATCCCCGCCATCGCTGGGAGGGGCCGACGCCGGCATGCCGGTCTCGCTAAGTTTATGGACTTTCGTTCCCACTCTACTTGCAAAATCGTTCATTCGATTTTGGTCCTTGTTAATGTCTCATCATCATCGTGTGTTTTTGCGGGCTAGATCGCTCGGCTGGCGCGGTGGTGCAAGTCGGCAAACGCGGCTACTGTCATGAGAACCATTTTACTCGGCACGGCGATGGCTCGGCCTTCGGGCCAAAATAGTTTGACCACATCTGCTATCTCTGACACCTGCGCACCGTGAATAGTAACGTACCACGCATCGTTCACGGCGGCTGGTTTAGCCATCATCCAATCTTTGTTATGCTCCATTGCTGCTAGCCTCCAAGAGTTAGATGGTCATCAACTGTTAGTGCCATTCAATACGCGCATACTTTAGGATCAAGGCCCTTTGATAGAGCAAGTCGAGGTGGGCATAACCCGTCACCAGATTCGATCTGCCACTGACATTCATGCGCACGATCGCAATCGAAATGACGCGGGGCTGCGCGTTCACGCTTTTGCCGAACTGGCCCAATCTGTAAAGTGTGCCCTGTGCGGGCAACTTCTTTGACTTGATGCCGTGCCGCCGTCATGCCATCGCAGCCGCAACCGCCGAAGCCTTTCCACCATCCGCAACCCCCGCCGGGGATGCCAGGAAGCGGTCTGGCTCTCGGGCACTTTGAATCTTTGTCGTCGGTCCACGGCGAGCCGTCTTTCGCGAAAAGAGGGCACATAGTTGCTGGGCAAAAACTGGTCATTGATGTTGTTCGATTGTCACTTTGGTGTTTGGTTAGGGCTGGTTAGTGCCGTTCGATTAGGCGGCCTGCCGTACGTCAATCTTCTTGACGAACTCGGGCCAGATCACCTTCCAAAAGTGCCGACTATCGCCATCGGCGCTCTCCCTCGCGTATTCGTAATATTCGCTGCCGAGAATTTTCAGCAGGTCATCCGAGCGGGCAACTTCGTCGCAAAACCGGACTCCGTTATCATTGTCGTTGACCTCGATGTCGTCCCAAGCGTGGCGGGCTGTTTCGCGGTCGCAGTCGCCACGGCGGCGGCACTGGATGATCGCATCCTTGACGTTCTCAACCGACTTGTCTCGATCAAAGCGCTGATAGTCCGGTCGCGCCTTGCCCATGAAGTAGTCGAAGTTTAGCCCGGCCAGGAATTGCTTGAGCGTCCGGTCGCCAATGTGTCTCCAGATGTTGGCATAGGTTCCGTAGGACGATTGGCACACGAATGAGCCCATTTCCTCGTCGATATAGAAAATGGCCCACTCATGGTCCTTTCGGACGACGTACCGCTCGATCATGGTCTGCTGCATTACGGTCCTCGTCGTGTTTCCTAATGGGCTGTCATCATCGTGCGTTCGGAAATCTCGCCTCTTGCTGCACACGGGCGAAGCATTCAAGCGTCGCGCGGTCAGGCTGCCAGTCACGGGGAATGTGAGATGGAATGCCGGGATAGGAGGCGCGGCCCGCTCTGTTCTCAATGACAGGGCAAGCACAGCCTGGAAGGTCAGCGAACAGGCTGCGTTCGTATTGTCCGTAGGACCACACGGAACTGGGTGGGCTTTTGTCCAAGCCAAGCCACGTCAAGGCATCCGTCATGTCGTATTCGCGAAAGCCCGCCGCCTCCCCGAACCGGCGCACGCGCTCCTCGTCCGTAAGCCCCGGCGCGGTCAGGGCTTCGATTTGTGCCTCGTGCGCTATGCGCAACTCTGCGAGCGCGGAGGATTGTTTTAGGGTTCGGTTGGACATTTGGTTGCTCCTCTCAGAGTATGATGGTCATCGGGCGTTAGTAGGGATCACAATCGTCCCACACCGCTTCAGCGTCGGGATCGAACCACCATCCGGAATACCAGTGACCATTTGCTGCCTTGACGCTGTAACGATGGCTAACGCCGGGAATGACGCGACCGTGATCTTTTACTTCTACAATCTCAATTTCATCAGGCATCCAACTGCCCTTTCGGCTCGGGAGAGGCCTAAGAGTCTGCCCAGCTTTGAAGGTCATAAGGTCAATCATGCGCGCCTCCATTCGGCTTATGCTAATCAGTCGTCATCACCAACCACGCCAGGGCTCGCCGGTCCGGCGGTCTACTACCTTTCCGGCCATGGTTTTCTTGAACGGGTCGCGGCGTGATCCCGGCAGCGTCGGCGCCGGACGAATTCCGCGGGAGCGATCTTCGCGCTTGCGCACGCGGGCGACGGTGCGTTGATCGTAGGTCGCGGTCTTGATCTTCCAGCATGTCTTGGTCAGCGCGGCACAATTGTCGAGATCGTTGCGCTTGCTTACGCGGTCGGGAATGACGTGCTCGTAGAAGATGTTTCCTTCGGTGAGCGGTAGTCCGCAGGGATTTGAAAAAACATGCGGGATGAGATGGCATTCGCATATCGCCACGCCGTCCACCTTCGCGCGCTCGTAGGCTTGGCGCTTGGTGTCGAGGGTGAAGTTGTGGCGGGTGTGTTTCATGACGCCGCCTCACGTTTCAAATCCCGAGCAAAGCGCTCGCCGGCTTCGGTGAGTACCGCAAAGTAATGCTTGCGGCGTCCCTTGGTGCTGCGGAATCGAATGAAGATTCGATCATGCATCGCCATGACAACGCGGAAATCAACCGCGCGTCCGGCCGGACTGGTCCATTTGTGCAAACCAAATTGCAGCGTGCCTTCCTCAAGGAGGACGAGAAGACCCGCGCGCAACGTCGGCTTGATCTTCTGTAGACCCGTGCGGCCGGCTCGGTGCCGACGCAAGAATTCCGTCTTACGCTGCGACCTGCGTTCGCGATGAATCCTGGCATTCAAAGCCTTGCGGGAAATTGGATGAGGCAAAAGAGCCGCAGCCATCTCCGCAAGGAAGAAGGGCTGCGGCTCAAGTGCGCCGGCAGGGCCATGTGGTCGGAGTTTGCTGCCGGCGGTATCGGTCATTGGTTCTTGATCCCGAGAAGATGGCGGATATCAGCGAGCGCCTGTGCGTAGCCGGCGTCGCGCCCCATTCTGATCGCGGTCGCGAGATCGTCCGCATATTTCTGGCGAAGGAATTCAGGGGCCGAAAGCACATGCTCGCCAAGCCACGTGTCGGCCATCATGACGGAATGACCGTCTCTCCACTTCGATCCTTTTTCGGCGGCGATAATGAGAATGTGATCGCCTTCGACGACGCCTTTGATTTCGACGCCGCTCGCTGCTGTCGGGACATTGACAAGGCTATACATCGTGCCTCCCTCTAAAGTTCACTCTCCCTGCCGCAGTGAATGCAGCGTTTGAATTCACTGGCCATGCTGTACTCGCATTGACCACTCGGGCTCTTGTCGCAAAGCTCGGCTTCCATTTCTGAAAGATCGAAAGTCAGTGTGTCGCCGTAAGCTTCGGTGCAGTCGTCGATGTCGTCTGTGGGTGTGGGGTTGGGCATGGCGCTATTTTGCTTTCAGAAATTTGCGAAGCTGCTCGACCTCTTCAGGGGCAAAGGTTCGGTCAGCCTCAATTCCGTAAAATCCACACTCGGTATCTCCGCCTTCTCCACCATCAATCCAGATATAGAGCGACCCATTCGGCTTCAGAATGAAGTGTGCATCCTCGCGATAGCCATTATCGCCCCGCAGAGTTAGCAGCCTGCGGTTCTTGCGCGCTTCTTTGACCTCGTGATCCCAAAGCATTTGAAACTCTCCGGCTGTTGTGCATTGAGACTATATCACGCCCGCTCCGCCCTTTTGCATTCAACCGGCACATGCTTCATCCACCCGTTATGCGCGCGACGAAACTGATGCATCCCGGGCGATCCATAGAGGATCGTCGACCATTGCCCGCAACTGCATTTGAAATAGGTGCAGCCCTTGCCGGTTGTGTTCTGCATGATGTGGATGTCGTTGATTTGGCACAGGCGCGTGAGCATGGCGCGGGCGTAGGCCCAACCCTCGACCGTCAGTGTGTGCCAGCGATCGTCCTCGGCCTTGTAGGCGAGCCCGTGTGCGACCAGGGCGCAATAATCGAAATGCGAGGGCCGGTCCTGGCAATCGTTGACGGATGCAAGGCGCTTGGCGACGCCGCGCGCCAGTGTCGAGTTCATCATCTGCAGGACGGCGAGTTGCTGCATCAAGGGTAGTTCCTCGGGCTCGGCTTTCGCCGGCTCGATCCGGCGCATGAAAGGCGTGTTGCTGTCGCGTTTGGTGCGCTGCTCTTCGATTGAATCCATCGATCGACAAGCGCTGTGCCATTCCGAATAGATACTCATGACGTGGACTCCCTCACTCACTGACTGAAACATGATGGCGTGCGCGGCGGCATCGATCATGATCGCCGCTCCACACCGGACAAAAGATCGGCTGACTTGGCCTTGATGATTTTAGGTCGACCCATTTGAACGCCGGACGTCTTCCACTCGGGGAAGGGCCGTTCATCATGTCGCTGCCACCATCGTTTGCGCAGCCCACGGAAACCGGGAATCGGCTCGTCGATCGTGCACGCGACCGCGCCGCCCTTGCGGCAGATGGGTCCACCACTATGGCCGGGCGCGACCGTGACTATTGCGTAACCGCGTAGCCGCCCGTGCGCGACGACATAGAAGCGGTCGGCGGGCCGGATCAGCGATTTATAGGAATGTCGGCTATACCAGCCCCATTCCTCGCCCGTTTCGGGCTCGCCGGCGGCGTCGCCTTCCGCGATCCATTCGAGCCAGAAATCTTTCGGGCAGGTGCCGACGAGATCGACCATCTCACCCCACCATCGCTAGAAGCGTATGCAGGCTCGCACCGATGACCGAACCGATCGCGAGCAACAGCACACCATCGATCAACAGATAAACAGTTCGCGCCGTGGCACTGTCCTTGCGTTGAGGCAAACGAAAGGATGGGCACGGCGCGTTGCCGCCGCCTGGGCACGGGGAGGAGGGACGGGTGGCGGCGGGAAGATGATTCATGGGACAACGCTCTCCGCGTTGCTCGGCTGGTTCACCACTGGTGATCCGGGCGATAAAGATGCGGCCTTGGCGATGGCTGCGCTCCCTGCCCTTATCCATGCCTTCTTCATGTAGGTGCCGAGAGAATCCCAAGGCTCGAAGCGAGATCGCTCGTCTTGATCTTGAGCAGCTATAAACCCGTCTCTCGCCGCCTTACCGATGTGTTCGTCCTTGAGCACCATCGTTTCTCTCTCCCCCGAATGCCGTGGATGGGTTAGGCGGCGGATTGCCTTGCAAGAGCATTCACGGCGAGCACGATGAGGGCTGCCTTCTCATTGTTCATACCGTTGGCGAACATCGTTCCGTCCTTGGCAACGATCATGGATCGACTGCCTCGTGGCTCAACGCGCCATGGCGTTGGGTAAAGTTTTTGAAGCCAATCGGGTGCTTTTGCCCATCTCCCTCTCCCTCAAATCTAAACGTCTGTGCCGCCCGGGAGCGGCGCTGCGATGGTCAGGCGGCTTGTTCGAATTTCCACCAACATTGAACGTGCGCGTGCTGATATCGGCCGCGCTTGCCTTTGCCCCATTTCCGCGCAAGGTACTTCTCGATATCGACCCCGATCGGATTGAACGGGTCAATGACTTCGCCCCAACCGGCTGCCAGATAGTGGCCGGTCACATTGACAATGAACGGCCCATCATCTCCGCGTTCCCGAAGGAAAACATCAAAAGTGTATGGCTTCCATCCATCCGGGCGCTTGAACTTGCCGAAACTGCCATCCGGTCGTTCGGTACTCCGATCGATCTCCATGCGACCGCGCGGATATTCCTGCGTCTCACAGACATGCCAGCCGCATAGTGACATGGCGGCGAGCAAGTCTTTATTGGCAACACCGGATATGCGATGCGCGCGGCCTGCTGCGTCGGTGATTTTTCCCGAGGCTTGGCGGATCGCGGCTTTGACTTCCGATAGCTGAAGCCCGGTAACGGCGCACATCGCCGTCGGGCCGCAGTACCGACCGCTCCGCTCGTCATAAACAGGAGTGAACAAGTGCATCTTCCCCTCCATTGCCTCTCGGCTGTTCGATGGAGGGATTATGCATATCGCATAGAACGTGTCAATGCAAAATGCATAAATGCTGCCCACACCGTCTTTGGCGGGCATAATCGGCGGGTTTTAGATCAGGGTGTTTTTCTGGTTTTGAGGGATTCGACGAGTATATGGACCGTCTCGCGGTCCCTGGGCTCAAGGGCTTGGATATCAGCCAAAAGGGGGTCATTTCCCTTCATTGGCCCCGTCCCAGAGGCCAGCCACATGAGGTTTACCCCATAAATGCGGGCATAATCGGTCAGCCGTCGCCGTGCGCCGCGATGCCCGGCCTCGTGGTTCATCAGCGTCGAATACGCCAGCCGGAGCCGCCCAGCGGCTTCCTTGGGCTCTAGGCCCTTAGCCTCTCTGGCCCTCCGCAGCCGGAGGCCGAGTTCTTCGTCCGTGTTCATGAATGCATTCTGCATTGTGGACATATGCAAAAGGCATTGACCGGGTTTATGCGTTATGCATAATGCATCCATGTTTTGCGCTGCCGACATCAAAAAGGCCCGTGAGGCCGTGCGCGAAAGCCAGGCGGCGTTCGGCGCGCGATTCGGCGTCGATCAAAGCACCGTGCACCGATGGGAAACGGATGGACCGCCCGAGCGCGGCCCGGCGCGGAAGATGATCGAGCGAGAGGTAGCAGCGATAACGGCTGCATCAGAGGGTGCCACCGCGCCTGCGGAGCCCGCCGAATGACCGCCCTAACTCGACACCACGCGAAAGGGACGGCTCCCGAGCGGCGGCGGGCGGGCGGGGCACACCGGCCCATGCCGGCACAGGTGCCATTCGAGACAACGCGAGATCGAGACCATGACCAGCGGCAGGTCCGCGAGCGGTTTGATGATCCGCGCGACGACGACCGACTGCGGCGGGCCGGGACCGTACTCCAGCGGCAACTGCGTTTGGGTCAGGTAGAAGCAGACATCCCCGTTGCCCAGCCATTCGACGGCGCTCCTGCCGTTGGAATAGACAACGGGTGCGATGGCGGGCTCGATGGTGTTGGCGTCCGGCGGGACGATCCACTGCTGACCCATGACAATTACCCCTTGATACAATCACAAGGGGAACATCTTGCGCTTTTTCTACCGGCGAAAAAGCATAAATCGTTTGTTCACGTTCTGTTGAACACGCCTGCGGTGCATTCCGGGGAAAGTTCCACCAATGCGGTGCAGTGGTGTGTTCCGGGTACATTTTCCCCTTGCAAGATGGAATTCCTGTGCGGGCCGGCGGCCGGTTACGCCAACGCCGTTGCTGCCGCCGCCGGCCCGCGTGTCGCCAGCACCACCCGGGGGAAGGGTGAGCGCGGCGAAGCTCCAGTTCTTTGTTGTGCGTATGGAGATCAATCATGTTGTGCGAATCAGAGTCGACGGCGCTTGCGCCCGCAAGCGTTCAATCTGAACAGCCGTGCAAATTCGGAACAATTGTTCAGGCGCTATGGCCGATCAAACCGGCACTCAATCTTTCGCAGCGCATCGGCTGCACCGAGCGCGCCGCGCGGCTCTACATCGACGGCGAGCGCAAGCCTTCGGCGCGATGCATTGCCGCCATCGTCAACGAGGCCCTCGAATAGCACATGGTTCACGCAATCGTTGTTCATCGGAATCAGGCATTGGTCGAACAAGGCTTCCAATGTGCCTACTGCCACGCTCCGCTCACTTATCGAAAGGCAACAGCCGATCATCGTTGGCCGGTCTCGCGTGGCGGCTCATGCGACCGATATAACATCGGGGCCGCATGTCGACGCTGCAACCGCGTCAAAGGCGAAATGTCCGACGTCGAATTTTACCGGCTTATCGGCCGAAGCAAACCGAAGTTTGTTTCCATCGACATTCTCATCATCTGGATGGAACGGCGTATCTGGAAACGGACACACCGCGCATGCGAACGGTTGCTCGCGCGCGCTAGATAATTCCCCCACCCTCTGCACCCATCCCGACTACTGCTTTCATTACGGGTGTCCGTGGGGGTGTGAACACAGTTCTCGCGGCGACGTTGAAGGAAACGCGCTCCAACCGCATGGCGGCGGCACCTGCTTGAGCGGAGCGGCGAGCGACCCCAAGCGAAGGTGCGCGAGGGGAGCCGGTTTCGAGCCCGGCCCGCGAGAAACCATCCAGAGTTCGGCGCGGCGATTGCACGCTCCCTTCCGCAGTGGAGGGGGTGAGCCTGCAAGGGCTTCCAGCCGCGCCGGAGCCTTCACCTCCAACGTCAACGCGAGTCCGTCCCATGACCTGGAAGCAGCTTACGGCGTAGCCGGAGAAAAGCCCCGGCACGTCTGCATTGAGCAGACTTTGATTGCGCGGCGCGCCGGAAAGCCGATGCGAGCGACACCGCATGGATCGTTTGGACTCTCGATCCGCCGGCGCGCCGATGCACAAGAGGGGAGGGTGGGGTGAGAGGGATCGGCATCTGGCTTGCCTCGCGACACGTCGGCTTATCGAGTTCGGCGCTGGCAGCTGCGACGTTGGGAGTTGTGGGCGATCAATCGCCACATTTTCCCCACGACGTCGATGATTTTAGCCGATGTGTCTTTCTCTGGAATACGGAGCCGGAAACGAAAAACGGGTTGGCACTCTTGGCCTCCGTTTCGGGACCGTGGAAGCGGCTTGCGGATCATTGGCAACAACTACTTGATCTTTACGAGCGTGACCGCGACGCCTGCCACAAGCTCGTGCGCGAATGCACATCGAGTGGTTCCGGCATGTTTTACGTCCGTAAGGGAAAAGACGGGCGATGGGACTATTTCCGAACGCCTTCCGATGAAAGCAGCGAAACAGTGTTCACCCTCTGATCACCAGTCGTGATTCCTCCGCCCATCCGGGCGGCCGTTGTCTCAAAATAGTTTTGTACTTGCGTGCGTATCTCCCGAAACCGAATACGGAGCGCCCGCATGTCTATTTTCTCGGCCGAACAAACCCGCAAGACGATTCTGACCGGACTCACACTCGGCACCATTATCGCCACTTTGATTGTCTTGATCGGTCAGGCGCCCGCACGTCCGCTCGTGGTCTGCAATCAACTCGGGTGTTCGGATCGTCCCGGCATTAAAGGCCAGCCGCAGAATTTCTCCGCGCGCCGACATCCCGTGCGTGCATCGACGAACACCGTCATCATCGGCGGACGCCCCGCCGGTTGCCCGCGCGCTTATTGCGGCTGCGGACTGCGCAAGTACCTGGGCTTGTCAGACAAGCGCCTAAACCTCGCCGACAACTGGCGCCGCATGTTTCCGCGCACGCACGCGCGCGCCGGTGCCGTTGCCGTGCGCAACCGCAGAGTCCGCGGCTACGGCCATGTCGTCTATCTGATCGCGCATGTGCGCGGGAACGTCTGGCGGGTGCGCGACTACAATTCAGGACGCGGACTCTCTCGCATCCATAACCGCCCCGTCGCCGGCTATTCGTTCGTGAGTCCGGATGGTGGAAGGGTGGCGATGGCAGGGAGGTGAACATGACGCTGATGTATGCACTGCTATGGCTACTTGCCGCGCATTTCGTTGCCGACTTCGTGTTGCAGTCAAATTGGATGGCGCAGAACAAGAGCAAATCCAATTACGCCCTTGGCGCGCACGTCGGCGTCTATACGGTCGTCATGGCCGTCGCCGGGTTTCTGGTTATCGGCCGTCTCGATCTCATGAATTTCGAGATGTACGTCGCATGGGTTGCGCTTAACGGTGCACTTCATTTTGCGACCGATTTTGTCACCAGCCGGATCAACGCCAAGCTCTACGCCACCAAGCGCATTCACGGTTTCTTCGTCGGCATCGGAGCGGACCAACTAATCCACGCATGGACCCTCGCGCTGACGCTCGACTGGTTGGTCTATCGCTAGGGAAACCTGACCCATGCCCACCCCCTCCGAACTCACCCGCCTTGCCGAACGCCTTGCCGCCATGACTGCGGCGGAGCGGGTGGCATTGGCCAAGCGCGCGGGGGTACGTCCGCAGATCGCCCATCGCGGCGCGGAAATCGCCGGCCGCGACAACGTCAAGGTGTTCGAGGCCGCCGCCTTCGTCCAGCTTTGCGCCGCTTGCGGTCTCGATCCCATGACCGGCGAGGATATCGATGTATCGGCGAATGGGGCCTTCGTGCCCGAGCATTTCGCGCTTGCCGTGCGGCTCGCCCGCATGGCCGGCAAGCTGACCCAGCGCGAAGCCGCCAAAGCCTGGGGCGTTGAAAAGACCGTGCCCTACCGGGCGGAAAAGGCGGCACCGATCTCGGTCGGGCCGCTGCTCACGCTCTGCCGGGCGATGAACCGCCATCCCTTCGAGTTCATGCGCTGCACGATGTTTCACGGAAAACATGACGTGCGGCAGGAAAGGTCCGGTGCCGCATGACGAGCGAACGCATCGAACACTTAGCCGAAGGCGTGACGCTCTACCTGGGCGATTGCCGGGAGATATTGCCGGGGCTGGGGAAGGTCGATGCCGTGGTGACTGATCCACCTTATGGGATTGGTATTCATACTCGCGTGTCGTTTCAGGACGTTCAAGATTGGGACCATTCACGACCTGAATTGGGCCCGTTCCTAGCGGTCGGTCGCTATCACCTTTTCTGGGGCGGTCAGTATTTTGCTCCAACGCTTCCGATGTCCGATGCGTGGATGACCTGGGTGAAAAGGCCGCTTGATGGAATCGTAAAAGCGCAGGTGCACTCTACTACGGAACTTGCATGGTCAGATTATGGGAAGGCGCGGTTTTTTAAACACGTCTGGGATGGAGGGATGCGGGAAGGTGAGGCCGCTAACCGCGAATTCTGTCACCCATCGCAAAAGCCAATCGAGTTGATGACCCAGTGTGTGCGCGATCTCCCGCCGGACGCTGAAATTATCCTCGACCCCTTCATGGGCTCCGGCACCACGGGCGTTGCCTGTGTGAAGCTCGGCCGCAAGTTCATCGGCATCGAGATCAAGCCCAAGTATTTCGACATCGCCTGCCGCCGCATATCCGAAGCCTTGAAGCAACCCGATATGTTCGTCGAACCTCCCAAGCCGGTGGAGCAGGAGGCGCTTGATCTATGACCGCCGCCACCATCCTCACCATGGCCAACGGCAAGGGGGCTGAGACATGACTGCCGACGCCGTGAATCATCCCGCCCACTACAAGAGCCAAGGCATGGAAGTGATCGACGTGATCGAGTCCTTCGGCCTTGGCGAAAGCTTCCATCTCGGCAACGTGGTCAAATACGTACTCCGCGCCGGCCGCAAGGACGACGTGCTGCAGGACTTGCGCAAGGCCCGCTGGTATCTCGACCGAAAGATTGCGGGGCTGTCTGCGGCGGGCGGGGGCTATGGCACCGACGATCTGGCTCACTACAGCTTGGTCTATTTGGCGACGCCATACTCGAAATATCCGCAGGGGCGGCAACTCGCGTTCCGCCATGCCGCGGCACTGGCCGCGCGGCTGATCGAGCAGGGCGTGAAGGTCTATTCGCCCATCGCGCATACGCACCCGCTGACCGAATATTCCGGGCTCGATCCGCTCGATCATACGATTTGGCTGCCCTTCGACGAGGCCATGATGGAAGCCGCCGACGCGCTTTGCGTCGCGCACATGGAAGGATGGGCCGAATCTTTCGGTGTGCAACACGAGATCAAGATTTTCAGCGACGCACACAAACCGATCTTTGATCTTGATCCGGAAAGCATGCAACTCACCAAGAGAACCACCCCATGACGCGCATCCTCATCATCCTCGCCGTTGTACTATTCAACTTCACCGGCATATGCGCTGTTGGTACATGCTGGTTTATTTTGCGTGATGGAAAATGGGCCGCTGCAATCGCGCTATTGGTGATCGCGGTCGATCTCACCGTCGCCGTGCTGATCGACATCGACAAACCAAAACTCGACAGCAACCAAGACCTCAAGCGCGTCAAGACGCTCTTTCGCGCCACGGGCCCGGCGCAAACCAGAATCCGCAACACGCTGGAAGTACCCGATCCCCACCCCGACGCGCACGGGGAGGTGACGCGGGCGGTTTATCCGCGCGAGCCGATGGGGGTTTGAGCGATGGAAGGCATGCGGCCCATCGGCACCGTTGGCTACCGGGCGTGCGTCGTCGCGACAACGTTCGGGAAACCCGCGCGTCTCGAGTGGCTGCCGATCAACCGGCTGGTGGTCGATCCTGAATATCAGCGCGATATCACGAACGTCGGGCGACGCAATGTCGAGCGCATCGCGCGCCAGTTCAATTGGGCGATGTTCACGCCGGTCGTCGTCTCGCCGGTCGGTTCCAAACGTTTTGCCATCGTCGACGGCCAGCACCGCACGACCGCGGCGGCACTGTGCGGCATCGAAAAAGTCCCTTGCTGCATCATCGAAGCCAAGCGCGGGGAACAGGCGGCGGCGTTCAAGGCGATCAATGGCAACGTGACGCGGATGCACACGACGTCACTCCTACACGCTTCAATCGCCGCCGGTGAGCCCGCAGCCTTGCGGCTTGCCATGGTCGCGGATCGCGCAGGCATAAAAATTCTACGTTATCGCCGGCCCGTAAACGTCATGGCGGCGGGCGAGACCATCGCCGTGACATCGATACAAAAAATAATCGACCGGTTCGGTGAAGACCATGCGGTGCTGACGCTGTCGCTGTTATCGACCGCCGGCGGCGCGCAGCCCGGGTCATTGAAACAGCAATCGATCATTGGGACGGCGGAAGTATTGGCCGACCACCGCGAGTGGATGACCGACACGAGGCGCCTGCGCGAAGCCTTTTTTGATCTCGATATTCCGTCGATGTTGATGGAGGCATTCGAACAATCCGCGCGGCGCAAGGGCGTGAGCACACTGAACGCATACGAGGCGGCCTTGCTCGATGCTCTTTCAGAAAGCTTCAAGGGGGTTGCCGCATGAGCCTCACCCGCGACCATGGCGATTTCGTTTTCGAATGCGGCGGCTGTCACGCCACGCTTAAAACCGAGACATCGAACTTCGACTCCGCCATGAACATCCTGCGCCGCAGCCGCTGGAAACCGACACGCGGCACGCACAAGCCCGGCAAGGGCGCCAGCGAAGCCGAATGGGAACACACTTGCGAGGAATGTCAGAAAGGCATGTTCGCCGCATCGCGGAGGAAAACCGCATGAACCCCGCCCGCATCGAAGCCCTCTGGTACGAGCAAGGCACGATCTACGATATCCGCACGATGCTCTACATGCAAAGCGGACGGCGGAAGTGGATTCCGATCCGGCGCATTCGAGAGACGTGGGCCAAGGCGCAACAGGAAGGGCGATTGCCACCGCCGGAAGTCGTCCGCCCCAACGATGGCGACTTCACGCAAGACCAGCGCGAGATCATCGCGTTCTGGAAGCACCTGACCAAGGGGAGGGACGCGGCGTGAGAGACGACCTTATCCAGCGCCTATGCAGCAGCTTGGCCTTTCATATGGTCGAGTCCGAACTGACACTGCAATTCATGGATGGCGATACGTCCGATTTTCGCAAGGAAGTCGACACCGCAAAAGACCTGATCGCCGAAGCCGGTTTCGATCTCGACGAGCTTTATCCGCCGGAGGACCGGCCCATGGCGATGTCGGCGCAATGAGAGTGGCATGACACTAAAGTTCTTGAACGGAGAAACACCATGAGACTGATCACTGACGTACTACGGGACATCCGCAAGGGCCGCCCCGTGGAAGAGGCGACGATCGCACTATCCGATGTGGTGCGCGCGGTCGACGAGACTGGGAAGGAAGGTTCCGTGACCATCGTGCTCAAAGTCAAACCGGCCAAGCACGGCGGCCCGGAGAAAACACTTATCTGCGAAGTCAAGGCGAAGAAGCCGATTGCCGAGATCGCGCCGGCCGTCTTTTTCTCGAACGAAGAAGGCGATCTGCATCGCTACGACCCGCGGCAAGAGGAAATGCCGTTGGGTGAAGCCAGCACCGATAAGCCCGTGATGGACGCCACCGCATTCCGCGCGTGACGGATTTCATCGCGTAACCCGAACATAGAGATACCAAACCATGACCGAAAACACCGAAGCCGGCGCTATCGCCGCCCTGGCGGCCAAGGCATCCGGCGCGCACGTCGTCAAGACCAACGACGACCGCGAGTTTCTAGTCGTACCGTCAGGCTTTTCCGAAAAGGAGGTGAGTGATGCCTATGGGCTGAAACTCGCCAAGCCGAAATACATCAAACAGACGGTGACGATCGAGACGGCGGACTCGCTGGTCGACTACGTGAATCGGTTTAAGGGCCCCGACACGGTGCTCTTTGCCGAGATTTCTGCGAACCGGATCGTTGCACTGCTCGACTATCACGCGGCGGCAGAGGCATCGCATGTCGCCCATCGCGCCAAGCTCGAATTGCCGTTCTCCGAGGAATGGCAACTTTGGAACAAGGTGAGCGGCAAGCTTGTCGCACAACTGGAATTCGCCCGGTTCCTCGAAGAAAACGCCGCCGACATCCGCGCACCGGAGGCCGGCGAACTGCTCGACGCCTGCCGCGACCTACAGGTGCGCCGCAAGGTGAACTTCATCAAGGCGGTGCGCACGGCGAGCGACAACGAGAACTTCGAATACAGCGACGAGACGAGCGCGACCACGAAAAAGGGCGATCTTGAATTGCCGACAAAATTCAAGCTCGGCCTGCCGGTCTATTTCGGCGATCCCGAAACGGAAGTGTTCGCTTTCCTGCGCTGGCGGGTGGATGAAGGCGCGCTCACGCTCGGCATCCAACTGCATCGCGTCGAGCATGTGCGCCAGGCGATCTTCAAGAAGATTGTGCTGGACGTGGCCGGGCGCACGCACTGCCCCGCCGTGTTCGGCAAGTCTGAAAACTGATGCTGCCGTTCCACCCATACGCCGATCTCTTCCCCCTCATCGAGGGGGAAGAGTTTGACGCGCTCGTCGCCGATGTCAAAGCCAACGACGTGCGCGAAAAGATCGTGGTGCTGGGCGGGGTCATCCTCGACGGGCGGAACCGCTACCGGGCCGCCTTGGCCGCCGGCCTGATCGAGGAGGAGGACGGGCCCGATCGAACTAAATATTTCGAACGGTTCCTGCCCGAGATCGATGGCGACCCGCTGGCGTTCGTCGTCTCGAAAAACCTGAAGCGCAGGCATCTGGATGAAAGCCAGCGGGCAATGATCGCCGCGCGGCTAGCCACGATGCGCCAGGGGGAGCGCACGGATTTGCAGCCGGAACCTTCGGCAAATTTGCCGAAGGTTAACCAATCTGACGCGGCAAGAACTTTGAGTATCTCCGAACGGGCCCTGCGCCACGCGCACCATGTGCAGGATCACGGCGCGCCTGAATTGATTCGCGCGGTCGATCGCGGGCGGCTATCGGTGTCGGCCGCTGAAAAGGCGTCAAGACTTTCGGTGGACGTACAGCGCCGCATCGCGGCGGAAGCCGAAGCGGGCAATGCAAATGCTGCGCGATCAGAAATCAAAAAAGAGGCCAGAAATACGCGGGAAATTGAACTCGCAAATGAACAAACCGCCCTTCCGAACAAGCGCTACGGCGTCATCTACGCCGACCCGGAATGGCGTTTCGAGCCCTACAGCCGCGACAGCGGCATGGACCGCGCGGCGGACAACCATTACCCGACCTCCGCCACGGAGGCGATCTGCCAACGTCCCATCAAAGACATCGCCGCCGACGATTGCGTGCTGTTCCTGTGGGCCACGGTGCCGATGCTGCCGGACGCGCTTCAGGTCATGGCCGCATGGGGCTTCACGTACAAATCGCACTGCTGCTGGACCAAGGAACGCGTCGGCACCGGCTACTGGTTTCGCAACGCGCACGAACTGCTGCTGGTCGGAACGCGCGGAAACATTCCCGCGCCGGCCATGGGCACGCAATGGCCGAGCACGATCGAGGCCACCGTCGGCAAGCACTCCGCCAAGCCGGAACGCTTTTACGAACTGATCGAAGAGTATTTCCCGAACCTGCCAAAGATCGAATTGAACGCACGTCGCGCCCGCCCGGGCTGGGACGCCTGGGGCAACGAAGCCCCGGAATCCTTCGACCCCACAACCGGCGAAATAGACACCCCGGAAACCGGCGCGGACAGGCCCCCAACGAGCGCCGGAGAACCAGAGCCCACAGCCGTGAACGAACTCTGCTCTGCGGCTGCGGGCTCGTCTGGTGTCGACGGGCATTCGGATATTCCGAAGTTTTTACTGAGACCGCAACCGGAGTCTATCCATGGCTGACATTCAAACCGCAAAATCGGACGAACCTGGCCGCACCTTCATGATCGGTGTGGGGCCTGTCGGCGCCATGTTGCTCGACATCATCGCCGGCCCTTGTCTGCGCATCGACGATCTGCGCTGGTCGATGAACACCGCGCGCGGGAATCTCGTGCTGTCACACAAGCGCGTCGAGCGCTTGCTGGAAGACGGATGGGTTGTTGTCGCGCCGGAAAAACTCATGGAGCGAGAGCATCTGATTCTGACCGACAAGGGCGGAAAGGAAGTTTTTAATTTCGCGCTACTCCGCTCCATGGAATTGGCGAGCATCGAACCGCCAAGCACCCCGACGGTCAGTGGTGCCGAGCCGCTGACCACTACGCAATCGCTCGCGTTTGATCTTGCACAAAAAGCGTTTGAACTCGCGTATCGCAAGCGCGGCGAACTGCCGCCCGGCTGTCGGCTCGTGGTAGCGGACCCTGAGGGCGGCGAACCCAAAGAATTATGCGACTGGATCAAGGGTGACGACGAGAAGAAGGGCGCGCGGATGGCGCGATTGTTTGCCGCTATCGAGGCCCTCGCCGATTCGTCAATTTATGGGCTGACCATCGGCGAGATGCCGGCGGCGGCGGACTGGGGCGCTGCCATCGCATCGGAAGCGTTTCGTCGCGCGCCGGATCAAGATTGGGAATTCGGGGAAGGCGAGTAGAGCAAGCCGATGCCCCGCAACATCTCCTTCATGCTGACCACGCAGCAAATCCGCGAGCGCACCAAGACGGTGACGCGGCGCAACGGCTGGACGTTCCTGAAAGCCGGTGACGTGTTGTGCGCCGTCGAAAAAAGTCAGGGCCTCGGCAAGGGCGGCAAGATCAAGCGGCTCTGCTTGATCCGCGTCAAAAATGTGAAGTGTGAACCGCTGCGGTCGATGATTGATGACCTTGATTATGGTTTTGAGGAATGCGAACGCGAAGGTTTTCCGGACGTTGGACCGAATGAATTCGTTGCCATGTTCTGTCGAAGCCACAAGAAAACAACGGCAGACTCCATCATCACCCGTATCGAATTCGAGTATGTCGACGAGGAGGCACGAGCATGAGACTCGGCAACCGCCAGCTTGAATCGCTCATCATGCACGCTTCTCCCGCATGCATGATGGTGGTGCCTGGCACGGTCGAACGCGCGCTGATTAATCGCGGACTGCTCAAGGCAACGATAACCAAGCGTGGCGAGATTTCATTCTCGCGGATCACGCCTGCCGGCTTGCGGGCACTTGCCGATGCCATGGCCGCCGGGCGCGTTGAAGACGCGCTGGTGCGGATGAAACGCGAGTCGGTGTCTCGCCGGCGGCAAGCGAAGAGGCGCGCGCATGGCTGACAAATCAAAAATTGAATGGAACGATCTTTCCGACATCCAGGTCAGCCTCGATGAACGCAAGCGCGCCATCGCGCGACTGCGCAGACAGGCCCGCGCCCGCCACGGCCGCGACAAACGCAACTGGCCCATAGACGTATTGAGCCATGTGCAGCTCTTGATAGAGCTTTGCCGAGAGGACGAACGCTCAATCCGCGAATGTAATGAGCACCCCTACCGCACACGGCCCTTGCTGGTGGTGGATAACGGGAAGGGGATGGGACGGTGAGCGCTCCCCGCATCGAACGCTTGTCCGAAGGCGTGACGCTCTACCTGGGCGATTGCCGGGAGATATTGCCGACGCTGGGGAAGGTCGATGCTGTGGTGACTGATCCGCCTTATGGGATTGGCAAAGACGGGCAGAAGCGCACCACGGGCGGCCACGGAGGTCGCAAGGCTTACGAGTTTCTCGGATGGGATGCGGAGAGGCCTGACCCTGAGATTTTTGCACTACTGCTCGCCGCTGGGCATCAGCACATCATCTGGGGCGGAAACTATTTTGCGGACCTATTCCCGCCAACCGGCAAGTGGCTGGTGTGGGATAAGGGGCAACGCATCAATCAATCGGACGGTGAGCTCGCATGGACATCGGCGCAAGGGGCACTTCGAATCTTTGAACTTAACCGCGTAGCCATTTTAACGGACGGCGCGGAGCACCCGACGCAAAAGCCTGTCGAGGTTATGTGCTGGTCAATTCAGCAAATACCCCCCCCTGCGACTCTGATCCTCGACCCCTTCATGGGCTCCGGCACCACGGGCGTTGCCTGTGTGAAGCTCGGCCGCAAGTTCATCGGTATAGAAATCGAGCCCAAGTATTTCGACATCGCCTGCCGGCGCATATCCGAAGCCTTGAAGCAGCCAGACATGTTCGTCGAACCTCCCAAGCCGGTGAAGCAGGAGGCGCTTGATCTATGACCATCCTCGCGCCCGCACCCTTGCTGCCGCCAAAACTCAAACGCCATTCATTGCGTCATTCTTGGGGCGAGCCCGTGCGCTTCGAATACAAAACCGAACGCTCCTGCGTGAACGGCTGCGGCATTGTCAAGGTGACGCGGCATGAGGGCGGCGAGCATTGGATCGAATTCTGGCGCGAGGGTGAGAAGATCGCGACCGACAAGACGCCGGGGTGCATATGAGCGACATCATTAAATTTCGCCGCAAAGAAAACGAAGCAGCGCGCGCGGTGCTTGAGCGTTGTGCGCGCGACCAAGAGGCACTTGTGGCCAGGATTACTGACGGCCCCGTGGCGAACTTCCGGATTATGGCCCCGAAGGATATCGGCACGCCGACGGTCGAAATTCGCCACACTTATATCGAATGCCCAATCCGCATAACGCCGGATCAGGCCGACGCGATCGGTCATGCGCTGATCGAAGCCGCCAAGAGGTGGCGCGAATGACGGACGGATACACAGAATTCGAGGCGCGCGAGCGCGACAACCCGATATGTCTCGGCGGCGGCAACACCAAAAAAGAGCCCTACATAGTCGTGTGCTGGCACTGCTGGAGCCGCGCCGATAACCCGTTCAAATACTTCCAGGGCGATCTCGCCGATTGGCTCAAAGCGATAGGGCGAGTGTAATGACCGCAACCCGCAAACCCCGCCCGCGCCGCATTGCCGCCGATGAGGCCCATGCCTGGGCCCGCAATCTTCGTCTGCATAATTCGTTGGCGAAGCTGGTGCTCTCCATGACCACGCTCTACGTCAACGGCGACGGCGCTTGCTTCGTCGCGGTACCTTCATTGGCGGAAGACACCGAACTCGCGGCCAACACCGTGCGCTCGCGGCTCGCCTATCTTGAGGAAATCGGCGCGATCGCGCGCTTCCCGCAATGGGTGGACGAAGCCGGCCGGCGCAACGCGGAAGGCCGCGGGCGGCGCACCAGCGACGAAATCCGCCTGATGCTCGACGCCGACCCCGACGAGATCGAGGCCCGTGCTCTGGGGCGCAAGGTAGCGGACGGGCAGGCGGTTGACCCTTCACACGGTGAAGGGTCAGACGAGCCCGAGCCCGCATTTGACCCCCCACACGCTGAAGGGGCAACAGACCCCAAAAATTTGCCCCTGGACTCCGCTGACCCTTCAGCGACCCTTCAACTGCGCGGTAGACCTGAATCTCTTGAACCTGAACCAGAAGAAGATTCCCCCCTACCCCCCAAAGGGGGGACGGGCAACGAGGCCGATGAGAATCGAGAAAACGAAACACGGGAACCCGAAGGCTGGCCCGGGTTTAAATCGATCTTCGAAAGTGACGGCCTGCCGATCATGCGGGTATCGATTGCCCGCACGCTGTTTGCCGCCGTGCCGCCCGACCAACGGCCTACGTTGATGGCGGCGGCCAAAGGGCTGATCGCGCAGCGCGAAAAACTGAAAAAACCGGGTGCGAAACCGAGCGCGCAAACGTTTATTCGGGAAACCGGCGCATGGGAGGCCTTTGCCCGGCTTGCGCCGGATGATCCTCAACCGGCGCCCGATATCCGCTTCATCGCCGGCGAGAGCGACGAATTCCGGGCCCTGCAAATCGCCGACCTGATCGCCCGCGCCGAGATGCGCGAACCGAAATTCTGCGACGGCCACGGCGAGGGATATCTCACGCGGCGTTTACCGCCAAGGGCCGATTTTCTCGCGCTGGCCGATGAAAAATCGTTCGATTTGTCGCGATGGCAGGAACTTGACGTGAAGAGCGACGGCGAGGCCATCGGCGCCTGGCGGCGCCGTTTCAAGGAATGGGGTTTGGGTGAACTCGAAGCCGAGCGGGTGTCGACCGACGAAGTCTTCGCCCATTCGCCCAGCGGCATGCCGCTCTATCGTAAACGTGAACGGCTGATCGTGCCGCGCTATTGGCCGCCGAGAGTGAACGGCACATGGCCGGAAGCCGATGAACCATTCGCAAAAACAGGGTGAGAAGAACAATGCCGGCAGTCGAACGCATGAACCAAGTCTGGGATATGGAGGGTGACCCGGAGACTGTGATCGCCCCAGATTTGCGCGGATATGTTATTCGAGCCGAGCCTCGCAAGGAACGCCAAGCCGCCGGCGGGCTCATCGGTCATCGCATTAAAATATGGCTGCCGGAGATTCCCTCACGCCGCCTTTGCGGCCGTAAGATGCGACAGGTGTGGATACCGATGCTGCCGGGCTATCTGATCGCACTGCTGCCGCCGGGTTTCGACGACTGGGGGCGCATCCGAACAACGCCCGGCGTCATGCCCCGAGACCCGGTGCTTGGCGGCTATCGCCCCATCCGCGACAAGGAAATCTCAATTCTGAAAGAAGCAATGCGGCTTGAGATCGAAGGTCCGGCACCGTTCACCAGCCCCTACAAAGAAGGTGACGCAGTCGACATCGCCATTTGTGACAGCCGTCATCAGATTGTCGATTGGGTGCGCGGCAAGGTGCGCGACATATCCCGCCTGCGCAAGCATGGACAGGTGAAAGCGACCGCAGAAATGCTCGGCAAGCTGATGGAACTCAACGTCGAATTGTCGCAACTACGGCCGGCTTAACAGGAGAAACCTCATGGCCAAGACCCCCCCCAAGCGCAAGACAGATGCCGATGAAATTGATGCCGTCGCCGCCGCGCTCTACGCGCATCGCTACGAGATCAGCAACGGCCCGTGGGCCGCATTCTGCGCCAAGAAACCGGACGTGGCGGCGATTTATGTGAAGAACGCGCAGGTAGCCATTAAGGCCATCGACGAACACCGAAATGCCCCTTGACCGAATCGGCCAACTGGATTCTAAGCGATAGGGTTAGGTCGCGCGCGCCGCTGCGCTTGATCGAGATCGGAGCCGGACTAGGCTAAAGCGAGAGCCGACGACGGCCCGGCCGGGCTCGAAAGGCCCGACAAGTCCCACTAACTCCGGTGAGTCCGGGGTTTTGGGACTGCGGCGCACGGAAAGGCAAACCAAAGCACCTTGCAAGCCCGGCCCCGCGCCGGGCTTTGTCGTTCATAGGGTGTAGACACTTGCAAAGCGCAGAACCTTGGAGGTTCACGATGAAGATGGTGAAAACCGAATAAGGGCGATGCAATCGTCCGATTTTGAAGCGGAAAGCCCGGGCCACGCGCCCGGGTTTTCTGACTCCATAGGGTATCAGGCTTGCACGTCGGCGAGCCTGACCCTCCCTCCAAACCAACTTGGGCCGTGGTCGGAATTCCGGCTGCGGCCCTTTTTGTAGGGAATAAAAAACCTGCCCGGCAACAACGCACCGGGCAGGCTTTACGCGACGCGACACGCAACGCTACGAAGTCAGAAGGGAATTTCGTCGTCGATGATCGGCTGAGAACCGTGGAGCACGCCGTTGCTGGCGGGAACTGGTCTCGGCATCGACGAGACCTGGTTTGGGCTCGCCCCAAATCCCTGGTCTTCGACCACCTCAAAATCCGCCTCAGCCGGATGTGGCGCCATCGCCGACGTGACATGACGAACGACAGCCTCGGGCGCGCGGGCCGTCTCATACCGCCGCTCGTTGGGACGCGGCGCACGGACACGGATGGCGTCGACAGACCGCCCCTGATAGTCCACCATGGTCGGATAGAGCAGCAGCTCGTGGCCGAACCAGTCGGACGTTTCGTCGCCGTAGATCAAGGCGATATTGTTGGCGTTGGTCTTGTTCAGCACGAGGCCTTTCGCCTTGCCTTGGAAGAACAGCACCGGTTTGAATTCGTCGTCGCCGACATCCTGCATTTCGACGTGCTGCATGACGGCCCGCACGGTCTTACCCTGCAGGTCGGCGGCCTTGAGGAATTTGCTGGGGAAGGCTTGAGAGATCAACATGGGTTTCTCCATTGAGTGAAATTGGGAAGTCAGAACTTGCGTTCGGTTTCGGCACGCACGCCTTCCGGCAGTGAGCCGTTCAGTTTCCGGTAGGCGCGGGCGGCAGAGAGGATCGCTTCGCGCACCTTGTCGTTGACGCCCATGGCTTTGAGGGCGGCAAAGGCATCGTCGAGCACCAGGGTCTCGTTCTTGCGCATCGAGACCGCGCGGTCGAAGCCCCCATCAAGGCGCACGTTCACCGCCTTGTCGGCGCGCACCGCTTCGCGGGCCTTCTGCTGGAAGGAGGTGAAGGCGATGTCGGCTTCGGCCGATGCGCGCACCACATCGACAACGGCGCCGTTATCGGCATCGTCCCTGGCCTCGCGCTCGCGGTCTTCGGCTTCGCGGGCAATGCGCTCGGCTTCTTGAGCGGCCCGCACCGCAGCTTCGGCTTCGGCCGCCCGCTTGGCCTCCTCGGCATCGGCAAACACCTTCATCCGCCGCCCAACTTCGTCACGGATGTTTTCGAGAGTCGAGCGTGGTGTGCGGTAGCAGTCGTTGATCCGCTTCACTTCCTCATTGAGGGGATCAACGTTACGACGCCGTTCGGCTTCCAGGTCTTGGATCGTCTTGCGCGCCTGTTCGAAGAAGTTGGCTGCGGTCTTGGCTTGAACGTGGTTTTCGATGACCGGTGTTTCCCGCAGGAACGCCGCCGTATTGGTATAGGCCATGCGGGCGCTGTCGATCGCGGGCGACATGAAGCGCTCGGCTAAGGTGATCGCCGGGGGATGGTTGTCCGAACGCGTCACCACGCGGTCGACGGCAGGGATAGCCGTTGTGTCGGAGAGGCACTGTTGGTTGACGGCGATATTCATCACGCGGCCTCCTGTTCTTCGATGCGGCTGCATTCGAAGTTGGGTTTGATGAACTTGGCGAAGTGCGAGCCGATAGAGCCGGCCCGCATGAACTCATGGAAGGCATCCGGCGGCACCCGCGCATAGCGATAGACGGCGCCGGAACGGAATTGGACTTCGAGCACCTGCTTGACAGGGTCGTAGCCGACCTCGTTGATGTTCGAGGAAATGACGGGCTGTCGTTTCATCACGCCGCCATCCGCTCACGTTCGACCCGGGCCATGACCTGACAGCCGAGATGGTCTTCGAGAAAATCGAAGACATAAGCCGGGATTGGTTCGTTATAGGGGAGGGTGTCGAGAACGGCTTGGGCGATCTCCCGGGACGCATCCCACGAAGCGCCGGCCTCGACATTGATGCCGATCACGCGGTCGACGTTCTCGTGCTGACCGTCGGCGATGTCCTGGACCAGTTCGGCCTTGGACAAAGCCTGATCGAGCGACAGGTCGGAAAAGAACGCACCGGCCTTGGCGCTGTGGATGATCGGGAGATACCACGGGGCCGGGGATAAAGGGCCGACCGTAACGGCCGCAAGTGTGGTAGAGACGGAATCAGCCTGGGGCATGGGTCAACTCCTTGCCTTGGGTTAGGGGTAGGCAAGAGCTCGTACCTCTTGCCTGCCCTGTAATTTCGTGATAGCACGGGTCGCAAGATGCTGTCAAGCAATCATGCACCCATGAAATCACAAAAAAAGGGCCGCCCAAAAGAGACGGGAACGCCCGTCATGGTGCGGTTACAGCCCGATCTACTGCAAAAGCTGGAAAGTTTCCGCCGTAAAGAGGCCGACCTGCCGGGGCGCCCGGAAGCCATCCGGCGCTTGCTCGATAGGGTGCTGCGTGATGCGTGACCGGCCGATGCGCCCTAACCACGGTGAGCCAAGGCGAGTCATGGCGGATTTCGTAGAGTGGCACCCGATTGAAACCGCTCCAAAAAACGAACGGATTCTTGGGTATGGCAAGCATGGTTGTGAGGATGAGATAGGCGTCGCGACCGTCAAATGGAATCCAACCTATGATGTCTGGCAGGTCGACCCGAACGAGGCCACTGAATACGATCCGGAGCCGTGCGATCTAACGCTTTGGGCGCGGTTGCCACGGCCTCGGGAGACGGACCTACTCACAGGCACCGATGAGGCACGTCATGCACCGGCCCGCGATTGAGTCCCAATTGCGGCGCGCCTGAGTCGAACTGAGTCACCCCAATAAGCCATGACCGGAACCCCACTCACCGATACTCGTGAGGAGCTTTACGCACAGGCCCGCGCCAAGCTGGTGCCGTCACGGGCGGCTTGCGTGCATGCCGGCTATCCGAATGCCCATAATGCGGCGCGGATCGAGAAACGGCCCCGGGTGCTCCAGCGCATTCGCGAACTTCGCCACCACGACGAAGTCGACATCGGCTGGCAGCGCCGCGTGCTGAGACAAGAACTCATGGCGCTCGCCATGGCACGGCTGCCCGATCTGTTCGAGATCGTGAAGGACGATGACGGCAAGGAGATCGGCCGGCAGTTGAAGCCGCTGTCGCAATGGACGGATGACGACCGCGCCGCAGTCGCCGAACTCTACACCGACAAAGACGGCAACGACCGCGTCAAGCTGCATTCGAAAACGAGCGCCATCGAACTCCTCTGCAAGCTGGACGGTCTGATCGAGCCGGACACCATCGCCATGTTCAATCAGATCAATGTCGGTCAAGGCAGCGGCGACGGCGAAGAGATCGCAAGCGTGAAGAATGCTTACACCCGCATTGCCGGACGCATCGAACAAATCGCTAGCCGAGCGACTCGCGAGCCTGCCGGCGCCTGAGCGCGCGCAAGTCCTGCGCGACCTGTCGGAACGAGAAGCGGAAGAACTCGAATACGAGTGGCTGTTTTGGGCGCGACCCAATCAGCGCGCCCCGGAAGGCGATTGGACGACGTGGCTGATTCTCGCCGGCCGCGGCTTCGGCAAGACCCGCACCGGTGCGGAATGGGTGCGGGACCAGGTGGAGAACTGCGGCGCCCTGCGCGTCGCATTGGTGGCGCCGACGGCGGCGGACGCCCGCAAGGTCATGGTCGAGGGTGAAAGCGGGATCATGGCGATTGCCCCGCGCTGGTTCCGGCCGTTGTATCAGCCCTCGCAACGGCAACTGACCTGGCCGAACGGCGCCATCGCCACGCTTTATTCAGCGGAGGAACCGGAACGCCTGCGCGGGCCGCAGCACGACGCGGCATGGTGTGACGAACTGGCGGCCTGGAAGTTCGCGCGCGAAGCCTTCGATATGTTGCAGTTTGGCTTGCGGCTCGGGATGCGCCCGAGGCAGGTTATCACCACGACCCCGAAGCCGATCAGCCTGCTCAAGGAAATCATCGCGCGGCCCGATACCGTGATCACGCGCGGCACGACGACGGAAAACGCGGTCAACCTAGCACCGGCTTTTCTGCGCACCATCGTCAACAAATATAAGGGCACTCGGCTCGGACGGCAGGAACTCGAAGGAGAGTTGCTGGAGGAAGTCGAGGGTGCGTTGTGGACGCGCGCCATGCTCGAAACCGCGCTCGTTAAGGAATGTCCGCCACTGGCGCGGGTCGTGGTGGCGATCGATCCATCCGGCACGGCGGGCAACGATGAGGCGTGCCCGGTCGGTATCGTGGCGGCCGGTCGCGGCTACGACGGCACGGTGTATATCCTGCGCGACGCGACGCTGCGCGCTTCGCCGGCGCAATGGGGACAAATGGCGGTCGATGTCTATCGCGACATCGAAGCCGACCGCATGGTAGGAGAACGCAATTTCGGCGGGGCGATGGTCGAGCATGTCATCCGCACCGTGGACCCGAAGATCGCCTACAAGGAAGTAACCGCATCCCGGGGTAAGTGGCTGCGCGCCGAACCGGTGGCGGCGCTGTACGAGCAGGGCCGCGTCAAGCACGTCGGCGGGTTTCCCGATCTTGAGGATGAATTGTGTTCGTTCGGGCCGGACGGCACGGCGGACGGCAGGAGCCCGAACCGCCTCGACGCCATGGTGTGGGCGGTGACCGAATTGGCGCTCAATCAAGGAATGGCTGAATTGCCCGCACCCGACACCCTGTTCGTCGAGCCCTTCGATATCCCCCGGCATTGGAACAGGGTCTATGCCATCGATTGTGACACCCGGCGGTTCGCCGGACTGTGGGGCGCGTTCGATCCCGAGACAAACGACCTGGTGATCTTCGCCGAATATGCGGCCCCGATGGGAGCACCGGCAATTCATGCCGACGCGGTGCGCGAGCGCGGCAGTTGGATTCCGGGTTTGATCGCGCGGCAGGCGCGCGGGCGCTCGAAGGCGGATGGTCAGGCGCTGGTCGACAAGCTATGCGACTTGAACCTCAATCTGTTCCTGATCGAAAACGAGATCGAGCCGGCGGTCGCGGCCATCAAGCAGCGCGTCGAAGGTAGTCAGGTCAAGATTTTCAACAACCTGAAAACGCTGGTCTCGGAATATCACCAGTTCTGCCGCGACGAGAACATGCGGCTGGTCGAAGGCGAGAACGATCATCTCGTGCGCGCGCTTGGGCAGATCGCACTTTCCGGTTCGCAGATCGCCGTGACGCGCTCGGTCGCCATGCAAGAGCCGGAAGACCGATGGGACAACGATACGACGCGCGACGGAACGACGGGGTATTGATCTAATGCACGACACACGCCTTGAAGAAGGCGCCGAACCGTGGCGCAAGCAAATGATCGTTGGGCAATTGCTTCAAATCGCACGTGAATGCGCGGCCAAAGAGCTGCGCCGGGCTGCCGCATTGACCGAAGAACTCGCGGCGCTGGACGTGAAACGCGCCAAGCTCGAAAAAGAACGGCTTGGTGAAAGTCACCTGAGGCTTGTCGGGTAACGCGCTAAGGTCCTGCGCGGCGAAGGCAAAAAAATTGGCGAAGACGCTTGGCAGAAAGCGGCCATACACTATCGATGAGATGAAGCACGGTGTGGCGTGTGCCGGGTGTGGCGCCCGCGCGGTGCATCAATGGTCGTGTTGTGCGAATGACCATCGCAAGGTGGCGGTCTGCTTAGATTGTGATTTTGCTCTTAACGAGATTTTTCTAGCGTTTTTCTTAGTCAAGGGCCGCGCGAAGCGCCTCGCAGCATATCGGGTAAAGCAGAGGCGCTGATGACCATTGGCCACCCGACGACAACACCAACGGCGGAGCCGTAGAAATCAATGGCTGACGTATTGGCAATGCCAGGAGCCCTTGTCGCCGCCAATGTGACAAACAAAGGCGCGGACGAAACTGTTGTCGGCAGGTTGGAAGAACTTGTAGCGCTGGCGCGAGAGGGAAAGATCAGGGCATTCGCGTATGCGTTCGTTGATCGGGGGAACGCGACATTCACCGCATGGGTGTCAGCACCGGATGAACCAACCGGTCACGGGCTTGTTTCAGCCGTGACGTTTTTGCATTACGAAATTGTCAAAGAAAAGCTTTCAGACGACAACACCAAAGCGGAACCGAGTTGAGCGGCAGAAACGCACCGCAGAAGACGGGGACGACGCCATGAAAATGAATTCCGACACTATGCCCAAGGCCGACCGCGATATGATCCCGTTGCACAAGCGCATCGCCATGGGCGAGGACATGCCTGAGTTATCCGGCGCGGCTGCGAGCGACACTCGCACCAAGCCCGGCTCGGCGGGAAACGGTCAGTCCGGCGCCAAACGCAAGATGGCGATGAACTACACCGCCAGGATGTATTGACCATGGAAAAACGCAGCGCCGGCAAATCGAACGGCAAGCATCGCGGGATGACGAGACCGCCGATGCTGGCCACGGCGGGCACCATGGATGAGCGTGTGAGCATGAGCATCCGAAAGATCGCGAACGGCTACGTGGTTTCTCATAGCGGCGAGAAAAACGGCAAGCAGTTCTATCGCGAGACATTCACGCCGACCAAACCGATGGTGCATATCACGCCGTCGCGGCAGAAGCAGACATGACCCTCAAGGAAGCCCTTGCCAAGATCGCGGACGCGTGTCCGGTCGATGATGCGATGAAGTCCGATGAGGAAGCTTGGGTGTGCTCGGGCGGCACAAAGAACGAGGCCGACGATGCTCCGCCCGCCCTGTTTCTCAGGTCCTCAGCCGCGGTCGAGTCTTGGTGCGATCAGGTGCTCGCCTTGATCGAGAAGAAAAAACCGGCGGCCATCAAATTCATGGGTGGAAAACCCGACGTCGACTTGTGGCGCATCACCATGGCCGATTCCATGCAAACGCATCGCATCGCGAACGATAGATACGCGGTGAGCACGTTGATCGGGTTGAAGCTCGGCTGATTGGATTCCGCATGTCCTTTATCGATAGCGCACAGGCTTCCGACCTGACAGCGGCACCATTGCCGCCGATGGATGCCGGACCCGACACGATGTCGGACGGTGTGCCTATGGAGATGGGCGAAGAAGCGGCCGCGTCGATAGAGCCCGGCGACGATCAAAGGGAGCAGGACAAGAACAGCGAGCGCCATAAGAAGCTACTCGCCTGGATCGACAAAACCAATATTGCCGAAGACCTGGACGAAGAGACTTTGGGCCAGATCGGCCAGCGCGTCGTCAAGGAATACGAGATCGACGAAACCAGCCGTTCGGATTGGATGACGCAAAGCGAGGAGGCCATCAAGCTCGCAATGCAGATCACGGAACAGAAATCCTATCCGTGGCCGAACGCCTCCAACGTCGTCTATCCGCTGATGACCACGGCGGCGATGCAATTCGCGGCGCGCGCCTATCCGGCGATCATCGCCGGGCGCAACGTGGTCAAGGGCGTCGTGGTCGGGAAAGACGACGGCGAACCGGTCATGGCGCCGGACGGGTCGCCCGCGATCAATCTCACTCCGCAAGGTCCACAACCGGTCTGGCGCGCGCCGCCGTTCGCCAAACAGCGCCGCGCCGACGCCATCGGCTCGCATATGTCCTACCAGTTGCTCGAAGAAATGAGTGAGTGGGAATGCGAGACCGATACGCTGCTGCACATCCTGCCGGTCGTCGGGTGCGTGTTCCGTAAAACCTATTTCGACCCGAGCGACCAGCGTAATGTCTCGGTCATGGCCCCGGCGCAAAGCGTCGCGATTAATTACCACGCCAAGTCGATTGAACGCGCGCCACGCATCACTGAAATCGTCCGCTTCTATCCCATCGAAATTCAAGAAATGGAAAACGCCGGCTGCTTCCTCGAAAACGAGGCAGGCTACGGCACCTCGCCGGACGGACAAGGCGATGACGACGCCCCACATGAATTTCTCGAACAGCACCGCCGCTGGGATTTGGACGACGACGGCTATGCCGAGCCGTATGTTGTCACCGTGCACAAGGCGACAGCGAAAGTCGTTCGTATCGTCGCGCGTTTTGACGCCGAAGGCGTCATGGTCGACCCGCAAGGCAAAATCGCCAAAATAAAGCCGGTTCACTACTACACCAAGTTCGATTTTCTGCCGAATCCGGACGGCGGCATTTATGGCATCGGCTTCGGCCAGTTGCTGCGGCCGATCAATGCCGCCGCCAACACCACGATCAACATGCTGATCGACGCCGGTCATCGGCAGGTGGTCGGTGGCGGGTTCATCGGGCGCGGGCTGTCGATGCATTCCGGCGCCGTCCGCTTTAAGCCGGGCGAGTACAAGGTGGTGAATGCCCCGGGCGCCGCCATCCGCGACGCCATTGTCGACCTGCCACAGCCGGGGCCCTCCGTTGTGTTGTTCCAATTGCTCGGCATGTTGATCGACGCCGGCAAGGAAATCGCATCGGTCAAGGACGTTCTGATGGGCGAGGCCGCCGCCCAGACCATCCAGCCCACGACGCTGCTTGCGCTGATCGAGCAGGGCTTGAAAGTTTTCACCGCGATCTACAAGCGCATCCATCGCGCGCTCAAGAGCGAATACGACAAGCTCTATCGGCTCAATCGCGTCTACGGCGAAAGGACGATGGAATACCGCGCCAACGGGGAATGGCGCGTCATCACGCAGCGCGATTATGAGTTGGGCTCCGGCGTCGCTCCCATCTCCGATCCCGCCATGGTGTCGGACATGCAGAAACTCGCGCGCGCGCAGTTCCTGCAAGGCTACCAGAACGATCCGGCATGCGACGGCATGGAAATCCGCAAGCGGGTGTTTGCCGCCGCCAATGTCGACGACATCGACAAGCTGTTCGCACCGCCACAGTCGGGGCCGTCACCACAGCTCGTCGTGATGCAAGCGCAACTCGTCAACGAATCCATCAAGACGCGGGCGGCGGCCGTGAAAGACCTGGCGTCGGCATTGCTCAACATCGCCAAGGCCAACAAGGAAGCGGGCGAACGCGCCATGGCCTTCGTCGATCAGCAGTTCGAAATACTCAAACAGGACATCGAAGGATTGCCGCGTGGAGAACAACAGCAACAAGCAGGACCCCAAGGTGAAGGGAATAACGCAGCGGGACTTCCAGTCCTGGCGGCATAACCCGGTCAGCGCGGTTTTCCTGCAATACCTGAAGGACTACCGCGCGCGCGTTCTCGACGAGATTCAACGAGAGTGGCAAGCCGGGCCCTTGGCGCCGGAACGCGAACACGAGGCGCGATGGCGGATCAAGGTCACCGAAGAAATAGCGACCTTGCAGTTCGATCACATCGCGGCCTTTTACGAAATCGGCGAAGACCGGCAGCAAACCGAAACGGAGAACGAATGAAACCGCGACTGATCAAGACCTTCTATGCGCAATACGAGCCGGCGGAATGGAACGGAAAAAACGAATCCGGATGGGTGGCGACGGGTGACCGCATTATCGTGTTGACAGACCGCGCACCGACCAAGAGCGCGGGCGGGATTCAATTCACCGACGAAAGCAAGGAAACCCACGACGCCGCCGCGATCACGGGCGTGCTGATCGCCATGGGCGACGATGCCTTTACCTGGAACGGCGACCGCACCCGCAAGTACGAAGGGCAAAAACCGAAACCCGGCGAGCGCGTGATGTTCACCAAGTACGCCGGAGAAATCCTCTACGGCAACGACGAAAAACTCTATCGCGTCATGGAAGACCGCGCGGTCGGCGCGGTCATGCGCGACAACTGACGAGGAACGACAATGACGACCGATAACACCGACGTGGATACCGAACTCGATCCCGATCTCGACGCCCTCGATTCCGCAGCAGACGCACCGGAGCCGAATCAAGAGGACAACGAAGCCGCCGAACAGCTTGCCGCCGCGCAAGCCGAGACGGAAGCCCGCGCCCGCCGCATCGGCTATGTGCCGGAAAGCGAATGGCGGGGCGAGCCGCCCAAGCACGGGTTCATGTCGGCGGACGAATATATCAAGCGCGGCGAGCAGATTCTGCCGGTCATGGCCGCGCGCAACCGCAATCTCGATTCCCAGCTTACCGAAGCGCAGGCGCGCATCAAGGAGCTTGAGGTACAGGCCAAGGAAGCCACCAAGCGGGTGAGCGAAGCGACACAGGCGTTTCAGGAATTCCGCAAGTTCAACGAAAACGCCTACAAGCGCGGCTACGAAGAGCGCGAACGCGAACTGATGAGCGTGCGCGACGAAGCCGTGCGCAGCGCGGACCCGGACGCATTCAACCGCGCCGATGCCGAACTGACCGAGTTGCGCAATCGCAAGCCCGCAGTCGAGCCCGAGCCTCCGCCGAAACCCGAACCGGAGCCGGCGCCGATCACGCCGCAGGTCGATCCCATCGTCACCAAATGGGGCGATGATAATTCTTGGTTCAAGACCGATCCGCTCCTCAATAATTATGCGACCGTCTATCACGGGCAGTTGCTGCAAGAAAAACCGGAGCTGTCGCTCGCCGACAACCTGAAAGAGGTGACGGCCGAGGTGAAACGCCGCTTCCCGGACAAATTCCAGAACGAGCGGCGCAACGGCGCGGCTTCGGTGGCGCTGCCCAACGGCAGTCATCGGCCGCCGCCCAAGAAAGGCCGCACCTTCGAAGACCTGCCGAGAGAGGCCAAGGACGCCTATCACCGGTTTGCGAAGCTCGACCCGAAGTTCACCAAGGAACAATACGTCACCGACTATCAATGGGATTGACCGACATGGCACAGACCAATCTTCTCGACGAAAAACAGAACGCCAAACCGCAGCCGGCACGGCCGCAACCCGAGACGAACAAAAACGCCGGTGGCATCGAGCGCGAGGACGGCGGCAAGCCATTCGTGCGCAAGCCGTTCGGCGGCGACCGCTACAAGCTCGCCTATGCGCAGCGTCCCGGCTATTACCGGTACTGGTTCCTCGACGACCCCGAGATGATCGAAAAAGGCCGCCGCAGCAAGGTCACCGAAGCTCAGGAAGCCGGCTATTCACATGTGATGGAAAACGGCCAGCCGGTGACCTGCATTGCAGGGCGCGGCGGCATGCAACTGTTCTTGATGGAAATCCCGCAGGAATGGTTCGACGAAGACATGAAGCGCAACGAGCGCGATGCCGACGAAATCGACGCCGCCCTGCGGGGCGGGCAGATCGGACGAAAACCCGGCGACAACCGCTACGTCCCCAAAGACGGAATCAAATTCCAGGACGACTGAAGCGGACTGCCTGTCGCCATTCACCCTCTTTTCAAAAAATTCCAACGGCGCGGATCGCTGATCCGTCGCCATTAGGAGACGAGCAATGGCGAATACCAATGCGCCGTTCGGTCTTCGCCCTGTGCGATACCGCAACGGCTCTCCATGGAACGGGAAAGTGACCCCGTACTACGTCGCGGCCGGCTATGCCACGGCGCTCTACATCGGCGATCCCGTCGTGGTGGTCGGTAACTCCAACGCGGCCGAATATTTCGGCATGCCGGCGGGGTCACTGAACACCATCGAGATCGCCACCGGCGGCGATGCCAACGCCATCAGCGGCGTCATCGTCGGTTTCCTGCCGGTGCAGGCAACCTCGCCGATCTATAAACCGGCTTCCACCGAGGCACTCGCCCTGGTGGCGGACGACCCCAACATCGTCTTCGAAGTCCAGGACGATGGCGGCGGCGAGCTTGACGGCGATACCGTGGGGCTCAATGCCAACCTGATCACCGGTTCCGGCTCGACGGCAACCGGGCTGTCCGGCTGGGCGCTCGACGGTGGCACTTCCGACGGCCCTGACGCTACCGCCACCAACCAGCTTCTCATTCTCGGCCTGTCCCGCCGGCTCGCCAACAACGAGCTCGGTTCCGACTACGCCATTTGGGATGTTCTCATCAACAAGCACACGCAGGTTCAGCCTGCGCTGGGCATCGCATAAGGAGCCCGGACAATGGCTGGTATCATCACCACTGGCGCCCACCCCAAAGCTTTATGGCCGGGTGTCAAGAACTGGTTCGGCCGCGCCTACGAGTCGTGGGAGCCGCAATACACCGACCTGGTCACCGTCGAAACTTCCGACAAGGCTTACGAAGAGGAAGTCGAGAGCACCGGGTTCGGCCTTGCGACCGTCAAGCCGCATGGCGACAGCGTCTCCTACGATACCGACAGCCAAGGTTACGTGGCGCGTTACACGCACGTGGCCTACGGCATCGGGTTCATCGTGACCGAAGAAGAACTCGAAGACAACCTTTACCCCGACGTCTCGCGGCGCCGCGCGCCCGAGCTTGCCGACTCCATGAACCAGACGATGGAAAACGTGGTGGCGAACAAAATCGCCAACCGCGCGTTCACGGCCGGCTACACCATCGGCGACGGGCAGGTGCTGTGCTCGCCGGCCCATCCTTCCGTGGTGGGCAGTCAGTCGAACATTCTGACGAACGCGGCCGATCTGTCCGAACCGGCAATCGAGGACATGATCACCCAAATCCGCAACGCCACCAACTCTCGCGGACTGAAAAAGAAAATTCAGCCCGTGAGCCTGCACGTGCCGACCGCGCTCGAATGGGAAGCTCACCGCATTCTCGATTCGGTGCTGCAATCCAACAGCGCGGAAAACAACGCCAACGTGCTGCGCTCGACCAAGGCGCTGCCCGGCGGCATCAAGGTGAACACGTATTTCACCTCGTCGACCGCGTGGTTCATCCGCACCAACGTGCGGCTCGGCAACAAGATGTTCATGCGTGCGCCCGTTGTGCTGTCGCAGGATAATGACTTCGACACCTCCAACGCCAAGACCAAGGTGAGGTGCCGTTTCTCGGTTGGCACCTCCGACTGGCGCGGCTGGTACGGCACCCCCGGCGTCTAAGCCGGTGCGCGTATCCGACAAAGGCCCGGGCCGTTAGCGGCCCGGGCCGCACTCCCCTCTCATCGTCATCACCCAATCGTCGTTCCGTGCGGTCTTGTATGACCGTGGCGCCCTCCGGCTGCGGAACGGCTTCGAAAGGAGAATACCATGCCTTCCAATTATCCGCACGGCATCGCGAGCTTCGGCATTCCGGTGCTCGGCAGCTTGCCGCCGTCCGTGTACGGCCGATACTGGTTCCTCGACGCGAAAATCGGCGGCGACGGCAACTCCGGCAAAACGCGAAATCGTCCGTTCGCCACCATGGAGCGCGTCTTCGACGTCATCGATTCCGGCGACGTCATCTTTACACGCGGCAAAATCAAGGAACAGCTCAGCACACCGGCCGGCGTGTTCGACGTGACGATCATCGGCGCGGGCAATCAGCCGCGTCATGCGGACGATCACAGTGAGGCATTAAGCCCTGGCCGCGGCTCATCGTCCGCGACATGGACCGTGCCGGCCTCTGCGACCGCCGCCACGCCGCTTCTCACCATCCGCCAACAGGGATGGCGACTTATCAATATTCTGTTCGACGGTCCGGCCGACGCCGCGGCCGTGCAACTGTTCCGCGATGGTGGGGCGGACGACAGCGAGCGCGACGGCTCGCACGCGCATATCGCCGGCTGCAAGTTTGTCGCCGGACAAAACCACATCGAGTTCAAGGGCGGATTGTCGCAATGCGTGATCGAGGACAACATGCTGTTCGGCGCCACGGCCGCCAGCCTGCTCGAAACGGTCGGTGCCGGAATCGGCACCAACAATTATCACCGCATCCTGCGCAATCATTTCCATAACAACGCGACCCACATCGACGTGGGCATGAACTACGCATCGATCGTCGACAACATCGCCGGCAAGTTCACGACCGCCGGTATCGATCTGCGCACCGGTTCCGAGAATATCGTGACCAAGAACGCGCTCTACGGCACCTACTCGGAAGCCGGCGGTTATTTTGCCGGAACCAACGACGAATGGGGCGGCAACTTCAACAGCCTGACCGGCGGTGTGACCGCGGACGCTCCGGCGGGGTAACAACCTACGGCGATCATGGCGGGGCGCTTCACGCGCCCCGCCTTTTCAAAAGGAATCCACGGCGATGCCCGACACTGTCACCAGTCAAACGTTGCTCGACGGCGCGCGGATCGCCGTCATGCATTTCACCAATCAATCCGACGGTACCGGCGAAAGCGCGGTTACCAAGGTCGATGTTTCCGAGCTGGGCGACGCTCCGTCGGAAGTCAAAATCCGCAAGATCACCTACGCCACGCAAGGCATGGGGCTGAAAATCCTGTGGGGCGCGACCACGGACGTGCTTGCCTTTACCGTGCCCGCCGACGACGCCGGTGAGATCGTGTTCGATCCGCCGCTCGTGAACAACGCAGGCACTGGAAAGACCGGCGACATCAAATTCACCACGGTCGGGCAAACGTCCGGTGACAGCTATGCCGTGACCCTTCACCTCATAAAAAAGGAATAGCGCCATGGCCGATTCCGATTTTGTCGCCGGTATGAAGACGCGCTTTCAGGAAGCCACCAAAATGTGTGCCGAAATCCAGGCGCGTTCGAAGCCGTTGCGCGACAAGCGCGACGCTGTCGTGGCGAAGCTCTCGCCGCTCATGGACGAAAAACGGGCTCTCGGTGTGGAGATCAAGGAAATCGAAAAACCGATGTTCGATCTCCAAAACGATATAGCCGCTATTTCACGGGCGCTGAAGGGCCACACCGGCCCGGTCGGCCGGTAAGGAGATTTTGCCATGGCGGCCTATGTCAAATACGAATGCTTCGTCGAAAACCTGGCGGAGCAGGTGCACGACCTGTCGTCGGACACGCTCAAAGTCGCGCTGTCGAACACGGCACCGACGGTCGGGACCGACACGGTGTTCGGCGACATCACCGAAATCGCCGCTGGGGCCGGGTATTCCGCCGGCGGCGCACAGGCATCGCAATCGTCGTCGGCACAAGCTGCCGGAACATATAAGCTTGTGATCGGCGACGTCACGTTCACGGCGGCGGCGGGCACCATCGGCCCATTCCGCTACGTGATCCTCTACAACGATACGCCGTCATCTCCGCTTAAGCCGCTGATTGCCTCTTGGGACTACGGCGTCGAGATCAGCATCACCGACGGCAACAGTTTTACGACCGACTTCAGCGCGGTCAACGGCGTATTGACTCTCGCCTGACGGGCCTAACCCATGATTGGCGGTCCCATCGGGCGCGCGATCGGCAGCGCGCTCACCACCCCGGGCCTGTTTCTAGGTACCGGCGCTTACGTGCTGACCGGCCAGCCGATGTTGGCGAGCGTTTCGGCTCCGCTCGATGCCGGATCGTATGTGCTGTCGGGCCAGACAGCGGCCTTCAATCTTGCCCATGTCATGGGTGCTGCCGCCTACGTCCTGAACGGGCAGCCGATCGTCACGGCGTTCGGTTTTACGGCGAATGTCGGCGGCTATGTACTGACCGGCGTCGCGGTCGCTTTCGCACTGAACAACGTTCTCGCGCGTGGCGAGTATGTGCTTACCGGTCAGGACGCTGCGTTTCTGACTGGCCTCGATCCAGCCACCGGCGCTTATGTGTTAACCGGGCAGGATGCCGATCTTACCAGGATCATGCCGGCCAATGCCGGCGACTATGTGCTTACCGGTCAGGACGCTGCGTTTCTGACTGGCCTCGATCCAGCCACCGGCGCTTATGTACTGACCGGCTCCGCCCTGACGTTGACCGAATTGACGCAATACACCGGCAGCCGCGCGCCGCTCTTGATCGCGCAAAGCGGCAACACGCCGGCAACTTACTGGCGCGGCATTCCGGCACGGTAGCACGGGGTTGACAATGGCTGGACATCACTATCGTCCCGGCGGACACTACGTCATCGACGACCGCACCGGCCTGAAAATCAGGGCGACGGACGCGCGGCTTGAATGGAACGGCGGCCTCGTGCACCGCAACGACTGGGAGCCGCGTCATCCGCAGGATTTCGTGCGCAGCCGGCGTGACAAGCAGACCGTCGCGGTTACAAGGCCCGAGCGTATCGATCAGTTCATCGGGCCTCTCAATACCTCGCTCACGTCCGACGCTGCGGCCGGCGATACGGTCGTTTCGGTTGTAACGTCGGAACGCTTTCTGGCCGGCGATCGTGTGAAGTTGTTGCTCGACAACGGCGATTGTTTCCGCGCCATCGTGCAAAGCCTGCCCGACAGTGAAAGCATCGAAATCAGCCGTCCGTTGACCTGGGCGGCGTCGGCCGGGCTCGTACTCACCAACGAAACGGCGACCTCTCCGGCGGATATCGGCTGATGGCAACGAGCGGCACAAGCGCGTTTAATGTGACGCGCAACGAGATTTGCCAGGACGCCGCGCGCAAGATAGGTGCCATGCGCGCCGGCGCGACGATGTCAAGCGCCATGCTGACGGACTTCGCACGCGCGCTTAATTCCATGGTGAAGGCTTGGAGCGCCGACGGCCTGCATGTCTGGACGGTCGCGGAAGGGGTGTTATTTCCGCAGTCAAGCCAAGTCAGTTATTCGGCTGGAGCCGGCGCGACCGACCATATCACGCAGTCTTACGTCGCAACGGCGCTGGCGAGCGCGGCGGCATCCGGCGCGACGTCCCTCAGCGTCGACAGCATCGCCGGAATTTCGGATGCGAATTACGTCGGGGTGATGCTCGACAGCGGAAGCCTGCAATGGACCACGGCGAACGGTGTGCCGGCCGGCTCTACGATTGCGCTGGACGATGCATTGACCGACGCAGCGGCAGCCGGCAACGCGGTCTTCGCCTACACCAGCAAGATCGTGCGACCGCTCCGGGTTACCGCGGCACGGCGCTACAACGTTGCGAACGGACAAGATACCGCGCTCGCCGATCCGGTGTCGCGGCTCGAATACGACGCCATCCCGAACAAGGCACAGACCGGAATCGTCAATCTCATTTTCTACGATCCGCAATTGACGCTCGGCGTGTTCAAGTTATGGCAGCCGCCGTCGACGGTCACCGATCTGATCAAGTTCGTATGGTGGCGCCCGATCGAGGATTTCAACGCCGCCGGCGACAACCCGGACCTGCCGCAGGAATGGATCAGGACACTCACCTGGAATCTCGCGCTTGAGATGGCCCCGGAATTTGACGTGCCGGTGCAGAAATACATGCAAGTGCAGGCGATGGCGGCTTCGACTCTCGAACAGGTCAGCGGCTTCGGCCGTGAAGCCGAGTCGATCCAGTTCGGCGTCGACTTCAACTCCTGACGCGTCATGGACATTCAGTTCGCGACGCAAAGCTACATTTCCGACACGCTACCGCTGTCGGCGCAACGCTGCGTTAATTTCTATGCGGAGGCGCAACCGCGCGGCGCAAAATCTCCGGTCGCGGTGTTCGGGTGTCCCGGCATCGAGACGTTCGCGACACTCGGCACCGGTCCCGTGCGGGGGATGCGCGTCTTCGACAATGTCCTGCACGTCCTTTCCGGCGGGACGTTCTATCGTGTCGATGAGGATAAAACGGTTACCGCGCTCGGCGGAACGATCGCCGGAACCGACATCGTGTCCATCGACGATAACGGCACAGACATTGCCATTGTCAACGGCAGCAACGGGTTCCTTTACAACGCGACGCTGGGCTTCAGGCTGATCACCGATCCTGATTTTCAGGCCGCCAATACGGTCAGTTTTATCGACAGCTTCCTCGCTTTCGATCAGGCCGGAACCAACAAATGGTTTATTTCCGGTGCGAGCGATGCGGCATCTTATAACGCGCTGGCTTTCGGGTCGGCGGAAACGCGTTCCGACGACGTACTCGCGGTCGGCAATCATCTGCAAATCGTTTACGTCTTTGGAACCGAAACAACCGAGCTGTTTGGCAACACGGGCGCCGCGAATTTTCCATTTCAACGAATACCCGGCGGAACGATCGACCGCGGCATCGCCGGCCCGCACGCCAAAACGGCGGAAGATCAGGCGATCTATATTCTGGGTAACGACCGCATCGCCTACCGCGTGAGCGGCACGACGCTCGCGCGCATCTCGACGCACGCGCTTGAAAAGCACTGGGAACGTTTTTCGACCGTGGCGGATTTGAATTGCTTTTCATATACGTTCGGCGGCCATAAGTTCATCGTTTTCAATTTCGTCGCAGCCAACGAAACGTGGGTCTACGATATCGCCACGCGTTTGTGGCACGAGCGGTCATCGCGCGATGAAAACCTGCACGCGCTCGGGCGATGGTGCGGAAATTGTTCAGCGAACGCCTATGGCAAGACATTCATCGGCAGTCAGTTCTCCGGAAAAATAGGGTATATCGACGATCGTATCTACACCGAGTTCGGAAACCAGATTGTCGGCGAGCTTGTATCGCCGCCTCTTCATGCCGCCGGCAAGCGCATGTTCATGCCGTGGTTCGAACTTGACGTGGAAAATGGTGTCGGTCTGACCTCCGGCCAGGGCTCCGACCCGCAAATCATGCTCTCCATCTCGGACGACGGCGCCCGCACGTTTTCCAGCCAAGAACCATGGCGGTCCATGGGCAAGATCGGCGAATACGGCGATGCGTTTCAATTGCGATGGGACCGCCTCGGCAGCTTCTATCAGCGGGCGATCAAGGTGACCGTATCGGACCCCGTGCGGCGATGCATCATCGCGGCGCGCGCGCCTGAATTGAGCGTGGGGCTGTGAGCAACGCCGCCGCATCGCGCCCGGCGCCGCTCGCCGACCTGCTGGCACAGGCAGCTATCGCCGATCAGCACGGCATGTCGACGCCCTACTTCGTGCAATTCATGCAGCGCATGGTCGCGAACATGCAGGGTGCGAACCGTATCATCCCGTGCTCCGCTTCCGGCACGAACATAATTACCCTTACGCCCAACGACGCCGCACCACTGATCGACAAATACAACAACTACGATTTCTTCGTGTTCGCCGCGGCGGCAAATTCGACGGGCGCAGTCACCGGCACCGTCGTTCCAAAAAAGGGCACGCTTGCGACCGTCAAGTTCTATATCAGCGGTGGGGCAACGCAGGCCGGAAGCGACTCGCTCTCGGCGGATCGTCTTTACATCGGTATATTCGCCGATCATCTCGACGGCGGGGCAGGGGGTATCGTGCTCAAATGAACGCAAGCGCCGCCGGCATCGTCATGGACAAGCCGATCATTACGCGCACATTCGACGCCGCGTGGATCAATGCCGTCGCCAATCATCCGGACGTCACCCGTTGGGTGCGTGGATGGGCTCTCGGTCCGATTGATATTACCGCGGCGGTCGCCGACCGCAACAACGTCGCGCTGATCGGCGAATTTGGCGGTGTATTCTTTGTGAAGCTGCAACCTGGACTTTACGAATTTCACGCGCAGGTCTTGCCGGCGGGCCGCGGACGATGGACGCTGCGCATGATGCGCGCTGCGCTGGCGTGGATGTTCGCCAGAACCGACGCGGTAGAGATGATGGCCCGCATACCGCGCGGCAATCTGGCGGCGCTCACGCTGATCCGCGCCCTCAAAGGCGTCAAGGACTTTCACCTGCCGCGCGGATGGATCGTCGATCTCGATCCCGTGCCGGCCGATGTCTATGGCCTGCGCATCCAGGACTGGATGCGAACCGCCCCGGAATTGCCGTTGCGCGGCCGATGGATGCGCGATCGGTTGGCGCAGGAACTCAAGCGGCTCGGCAAAGGCGACATCGATCTTTCGGCATCGGAAGACGATGAACGCGCCATGGGGCTCGCCATGGAAATGCTGCTTGGCGGGCAGCCCGAAAAAGCCGTCGTGTTCTTCGACCGCTACGCGGCCTTTACCGGCTGTTCGCGTCTCCAAATCGTGTCGCGGTCGCCGCTCGTTGTATCCGCCGGTCCCGCCATGCTCTGCATCCGCAACGACGACTTCTGGGTGATGTCATGCCAATAGGAGCCATCCTGCCGGTTGTCGGTTCGATTGCCGCTGCCGGTATCGGCGCGCTCGGCGCCAACAGCGCGGCAAAAACCCAAGCCGCCGCCGCGCGTTCGGCCGCCGAAAGTCAGTTGGCGGGGCTCGGGCGCGCCGAAGAATTCCAACGCGGCAGTTCCGGCAACGCACTTGAGGCTTTGCGCGCGGCCTATGGCCCTGCCATGGATTATATCCGTGGTGCGACCGGTCAGGCTGGCGATTATATCGATCTCTATGCCCACAAGGCCGACGCCGCTATCAGCAGCGGTCGGCAGAACGCCGTCGATACGCTCAATCCGTATTACCGCACCGGCACTAGCGCGCTCACGTCGCTGGCGCAACTGTACGGCCTGAATGGGCAGCAGGCTTTCAACGACAACGCGCTCGACGCCTTCCGCCGCTCGCCCGACTACGCCTTTGCGTTGGAGGAAGGCGGCAACGCGGTCACCAATCAGGCCGCCGCGCGCGGGCTGCTCAATTCCGGCAACTACCTGCGCGACCTGACCTCGTTCGGCCAAGGGCTGGCGACACAGAACTTCGGCAACTACGCCAACCGGCTCGCCTCGCTCGCCGGCATGGGGCAGTCCGCCGGCACCAACATTGCCAACCTCTTCAGCAACGAGGGCGCGCAAAGAGCGAATATCTATACCAACAAAGGCAACGCGCTTGCCGGACTCGTCACCGGTCAGGGCAGCGATCTTGCGCGCCTCATCACCGGGCTCGGCACAAGCGAGGCCAACATCTACAGCAACCAAGGTAACGTGCTCGCCAGTCTGGCGGCGCAAATGGGCTCGGCGCAGGCGGGCGGCACCCTCGGCGCGGGCCAGGCCAACGCGGCCGGCACCGTCGGCATGACCAACTCGCTCACGGGCGGCATCAACAATCTGACGAATTTCGCCATGCTGCAAAACCTGCTGAACCGCCCGAGCGGAAGCGCCTACGCCGCGCCGGCCTCATACGGCGCCGGCACGCCTCTCAATCTGCTCAATATGTCTTACGGCAATGACAACGTACCGGCTTCGTCCTACGGCAATCCAGGCAACATGGGGTGGTACGGCTGATGGCTGACATCAACAACATGATCGCCGCCGGGGTGCAGGTTCCGCAACTCGACTTCGGGCGCACACTTCTCATCGCGTCGCAATTACGCAATGCCGACACGCAAAACCAATTGGCGCGCATGAATCTGATGGAACGCGGCGTGCGAACAAACGCGCTGCGCTCCTACAACGACGCCATGACGGCGGGCGATCCGAACGCCATCGACAAACTCTCCGGCGCACCCGACGTAATGGTGCAGGTCGCGACCGCGCGTAACGCGCTCGATACCAATAAGCGGCAACGCTTCGATTTCAATCTCAAGCAGATCGGTACGGCCGCGCGCGGCGTTTTGCCTTACGTCAACACCCCGCAGTTCAAGTCGAAATGGCAGGAGGCCATGGACAGCCTGAAATCGGAGGGCGTGTTCGACGACAATCCGCAGCAGTACGACCAGTGGAGGGATAATCCCTCGCCGCTGGTGCTGCAACAGGCGTTGGCGACATCGTCGAGTCTCGACGCCTATCTGAAAATGCAGGGGCTCGAAGAGGGTAAGAAATTCAGCTCGGCGATCTCGGGCGCGCTCGACGGCGGGCGCCCGGCCCCTGGCGCAAACGCCAGTCCCGGTTACTACGACCGGCTCGGTCGCGCCGAAAGTGGCAACAACCCGGCGGCTCGGGCGGCGACTTCAAGCGCCGGCGGGCTTTATCAATTCCTCGAAAGCACGTGGGCCGATTTGGCCCGGCGACATCCCAATCTCGGGCTCACGCCGCAGGACCGTGTCGGGACGACGCCGGAGGCAATCGCCAAGCAGAACGCAGCCGCCCGTGTGTTCACGGCGGAAAACGACGCCAAGCTTTCGGACTCCGGCGTCGCGCCGAACGACGGAAATCTCCGCGTCGCGCACTTCCTCGGCGCCGATGGCGCGGTGCAATTCATCAAGGGTACGCAGGCCAATCCGGAAACGCCGGCGCTTGAACTGGCGACACCCAATGCGGTTGCCGCCAACAAGTCCGTTTTCTTCAACCGCGACGGAACGCCCCGTAGCGCGGGCCAGGTCTATTCGCTGCTGACCAATCAAGTTGGTGGCGGCGGCACGGGCGCGACGACCGCGCCCATGACGCAAGGAGGGGTCACGCCGGAGCAGTTCACCGGCGTAAGCGGTCCGCTGGACAATCTTCGCAACGCATTGCCGGTGCTGATCGGCGCGGCGTCGAATCCCGGGCTGCCTAAGGCGACGCAATCGACCGCGCTTGAATTGTCGAAGTTGATTCTATCGAACGGTCAACTGACGAATACGCAAAAGAATTACACCGGTTATGTCGCACAAGAGCTGGCGAATAATCGCGTGCCGAAATCCCAGTATGATTGGGAATTGTCGCTCAAGAAGGCCGGGGCAACCAGCGTCAATATGGCCGGTGGTAAGGAGTTATCCAAGGGTTTGAGCGAGCGCGCGCTGAAAGCCCAGGATGCGGCCACGGAGGCCGCAGGCCAAATCCGTCTCTATGAGACCGTCGACAATCTGCTTGACGATCCGAACGTCTATACGGGCACCGCGGGCCAATCTATCGCGTCCTTGAAAAAGCTCGGGACAACGCTGCTCGGTCTCAACTTCAAAGGCGTGGCCAATGCCGAGGTTGTGAACAAGATCACCGACGAACTTGCACTGTCCTATAAGAAGCAATCGCAAGATAGCGCAACGTCGAACTATGAGCGCCAGATATATGAGCGCATGGCCGTTGGTCTCAACGACTCGGCCCAAGGCCGCAAGCTCCTGGTTCAACAGCGCGTCGCCGACCTGCGGCACAAACAGCAGCAGGCTAAGGTCTGGCGTGACCATATCCGCGAGGATGGCGCTATCGACCCTAAAGTGTTCTCGGTGCTTGCCGAGATGGAGGCATCTCGCCGGGAAACGCTCGGCCAATTCCTCGAAACGGCCAATAAAATTGCGAGCGATACCCCACAGCGGTCACCGACGGCGGGCGCCGATAATGTCAAGGAACAACTCAAACAGAAATATGGGCTGGAGTGATGGCGGACACCGACCTGGTCAAACGCAATATCGGCCGCATGATCGATCGGAACGCGCCCGAAGCAGAGATCGATTCCTATATTTCAGCGGAGGGCATGACCCCCGACCAGTTACGCAGCAGCCGGTCCATGTTGGGGCGCATAACGGGCGCCATTGGAGACGCCGCCAGCGGCGTTGCCGAGTCGGTGCGCGGCAAGCAGGACCCCCGTTTTGCCGACGTTCCGGGTTTCTCTTTTCAGGGGCTCAGCGATCTCGACACGATGAGGCAGATCAAACGCGGCCAGGCGGTCACCTACGATGACAAAGCCTATGGCGATATCGTCAAAAAGGCGCTTGGCGACCGGATCACGAACGTTGATACCGACGCCAACGGATATGAAGTGCTGACCTATAAGGGCGACGACGGCGGGGAGCATCGCGCCTATCTCAACAAGCCGGGCCTCGATTGGGATGATGTGGAGCGCGCGGTTGTTGGTTCCGCGCCGTTCATGGTTGGGGCAGGCGTCGCCGGCGGGCTTGCCCGTGGCGCAGGGCTTCTCACCCGGATGGGCTTGCAGGCCGCCGCTGGCGGCGCGTCGAGTATCGGCGCCGACGTTGCGGCGGAGAAGATGGGCAGTGAGCAGTCAGTCGACTTAACCAGGGCTGGTGTATCGACGCTCGGCGGGGCCGTGTTTGAGGGGTTGTCGCCAGCGGTGGCCGCGACATGGCGCCGTTTCTTTGGCCGCCGTGGTGTGATCGCGCCAGACGGTCAGCTTACGGAGCGTGGCCGGCGGGAGGCGATGGACGCCGGCCTTGATGCGGCCGACATGGACAAGCGAATGTCCCGTGAGTTCGCGGATAAGGCCATGACGGCGCGGGACCCGGCGGAGGTCGGCGCCAGCGTCCGCACCGGCGAGTTCGATCTGCCAACCACCAAGGGCACGCGGACAAAGCTCGCGGACCAGCTCGGCGTCGAAGAAGAAATGCGCCGTGGACTCATGGGTAAGGACGCCCAAGAGATCATGCGCGAATTCGACAAGCGGGTGACGACCTCTGTCGAGGATGCCGCCTACCGCAAGGTCGGCGGCGAGCTTGCGCCGAACGCGCCGGGCCGCGAGCGCGATACCCTGGGGCGTGCCGTCGGCGAGACCGTGCGCGACAAGCTCGCGGCCGCACGTGCGCAAGAGCACGTAGTCTGGCGCGAGACCGGTGCCATGTTCCCGACCGATGAAGGTTTTGAGCGATTGCCAACGGCAATAAACGATTCGCTGAAAAAGTCGGGGTATCTGCCGAACCCAAATCTTGGCCGCGATCCGCAGTCCAACGCCATGCTGGAATTTCTCCAAGCATACAAGGAAGGCACGCTCCAAGAGATTGAGCGTCCGCTGATAGGCCATGGCCCGAGCAACATCTTTCTGGACGACGCCCGCCGGCACCTGTTGACGTTGTACCGTGGCGCCGAACCGCGAACCGCCGACGCGAAGGCCGCCAAGGCGATCTATGACGGGTTTAATCAGTGGATCGACGATCTTGCGGAAAACGCCGCGCTGGTCGGCAAGCCGGACATGGCCGCCAAGCTCAAAGTAGCGCGGGCCTTTACTCGCGACCTGCACGGACTCTATGAGCCGCGCACGGTCGCCGGCAAGCTGACGCCAGGGGGGCGCGTGCTCCGCGATGTTATCGACAATGAGGCGACGCCCGAGGGCGTCGTCAATTCGATCTTTGGCGCCGGCGGGCCGACGACTGCGCCCCCAAAAGGTTCAGTGGAGGCGCTACAGCAACTCAAAAAGATACTCGGCGATGGCGACGATTGGAACAATGTGCGGCTGGCCCATTGGGTCAAGCTTGCACAGGACAACCGAGGCCAAGTATTGTCGCCGGCTCGCCTGCGCAACAACATCGACGCGGCATTCAAAAACCAGCCATCGGTGATGAACACGCTCTATGGCGACCATGAACGTCGGCTAATGCGACGGCTGTCGACGGCGCTGGAAGATGTAACCTACAAGCCGCCGAACGCTTCCGGCACGTCTTACGAGGCCGAGCGGTTGCGCCAGAAATATAGCGGAGGCAGCGCAGTCAAGACTCTCCTGCAAACTCAGAGCAAGCGCGAACTGTTTTCGAAGCACAACGTCATCATGTCGCGAGTCTATCAGGTCCTCGCGCGCAAGCTGCCGGTTTCGATTTTCGGATCAAAGGAAGGAGCGGGGGCGGCTCTGGCCCGCCGGGCCACAAACAATCAACTGACTCCTGCGGTTCCGCCAAGTTTTGGCGGGGTCGGTTCTGCTGTGGGTGCCGAGATGGAAGCCGGTCAATATCCGTAAAAAAAATTCGCACCTATCAAAAGAACATAAGTAAACGCGACCATGACAGACAACGGTGCGGTCATATCTGCGAATGAAACTTCGTAGGATAAATAGCGCGCCCTGACGAGGCGCCACGATATCCATGTGCCGGATGGTATTACAATGATCGTGATACACCACCAGACTAATGCCCAATAATAATCTTCGCTCCATATAAAATGAAAAACAGCAGCCATGCTGAAAGCAAAAACAACGAATATGGCGGTGAACAACGTTCGGATCAAAGTGACGATGTTGCTGTCAGTATGGGGCATGTGCGTCATCCCCTCATGACGCCTTGGCGGCAAGGACGCGCCGCGGCGACCGTATAGCCGATCACGAGTGGATGAAAACGCGTCATGCGCGGAGCATAATCCTATGGCAAACCGGTTTCAAAACCCGTACCCGCAGTTCTTCTCGGCGACGCCCGAGGTCGGATCGGGCTGGAAACTCTATTTCTATGCGTCCGAATCGTCAACACCCCTTGACACCTACAGCGATTCGAGTCTGGCGACGGCCAACGCCAACCCCGTGGTGCTCAATTCGCGTGGGGAGCCTGCTACAGCGATTTTCCTGCAAAACCTGCCCTATAAGGTCGTTCTCAAGGCGGTCGCCGCCGACGA